ATGGAAGCAGTCCTCCCGGCTCGCCAGGACTTCAACCAACTGCTATGGCTCGTAGCAGTTGGCACGCTGATCCTCCTCGCTGCCGCAGCCATCCTTGCTGCGTTTGTGCTCCAGGCCGCGGGAGAGAGTTTGGCTTGACCGAGTCGCAGAGGCACGCGATAGCGATCGCGGTCGTTGTTGCGGTGGTTGGCTTCATAGTGGTGCTGATCCTGTGGGGGTCTCCCTAGGTTGGGTAGAGGAGCCCTAGGGGAGCCCTTAAGTAGGGAGGTATTCTCGCTAGGGTTGGCTGCGAAGGCGGGGACGAGAGGTAGAGGTTGAATCTCAATCAGATAAACAACCTGATCAAGCAGGTCCAGACGCAGGTGGAGCGGGGGCGCCAGACTGTGGACCAAGTCAAGTCTGTTACGAACCAGGTGAACACAGCGATCAGTGAGGTGAAGCAGGTCATCGAGCCGGCCAAAGATGCCATCAAGCAGGTCGAGCAGATCATTACGGGGGTGACGAAGGACCCGCTCAACTCTGGTCTATTGCGGCAGCTCAGCCTCTCGCTTGCGGCGCTGCACGCGATACACCAAGCAGGGAGACCAGGACTCATGGGAGAACTGTCAGCGTACAACAAGGCGATCATAGCCTTCGTCATGTCGGCTCTGGTCATCGTAGAGGTGTGGACCGGCTACAGCCCGGGCATCACTGAGGGGACGCTCGTAACCATCCTCGCGGTGCTCACGCCGATTCTGGTCTGGTTGTTTCCCAACTATCCGAGAGCGTAATCATGGGAGCTCGCGGCAAGGGCGCAGAGGTCAAGCGCAGAGACCGCTACGACATGGCGGAGTACGACGGCAAGGTCAGGTTTGCGTGGGACAACCGCAAGCTCACCAGGGCGGAGCGGGTGATCAAGTTCTGCGAGGACCTTACGATTACGAGCGGGCCCCTAGCGGGTGAGAGGCTCCAGCTCCGGCCGTGGCAGAGAGAGTTCATCACCAGGGTCTACCGAACGGACGCGAGCAACAGGCGCCTCGTTAGGACTGCCGTGCTCTCCGTCGGTCGCAAGAACGGCAAAACGCAATTGGCGGCGGCCTTGGCTCTGGCCCACCTCTGCGGCCCGGAGGCGGAGCCGCGCGGAGAGGTCTACTCCTGCGCGAACGATCGCTTCCAGGCGAGCAAGATATTCGCGGAAATGTGGGCGATGATTCGCAAGCACCAGTGGCTCGACCTGCGGACTAACACGAGCAAGTTCAAGAAGGAGATCGAGGACGTCAGGAATGGCAGCACCTACGCTGCTCTATCAAGAGAGGCATCGACTAAGATGGGGCTGAATCCCTCCTTCGTGGTGTACGACGAGCTTGGCCAGGCCAGGGACCGCGACCTGTACGATGCGATGGACTCGGCGATGGGCGGCAGGCGCGATCCCCTCATGCTGATCATCTCCACCCAAGCGGCCGACGACAATGCGCTCCTCTCCCAGTTGATTGACTACGGGCTGCGGCTGCACCGGAGGGAGGTGATCGACACCTCCTTTCACCTCACGCTCTACGCGGCCGACCCGCAGGACGACCCGTTCAAGCGCGCCGCCTGGCGCAAGGCCAACCCAGCTCTGGGTGACTTTAGGAGCCTTGAGGATGTGGAGCGGTTGGCTCAGCAGGCGGAGCGGATGCCCTCTCGCGAGAACGCGTTTCGCAATCTGATCCTGAACCAGCGGGTGGCGTCGGAGAGCCGCTTCGTGGACATGCACGGGTGGAAGGCGTGCGCCACACCGCCAGAGATACCGGCGGGAGCCCACGTGTACGCGGGCCTCGACCTGGGCCAGACCTCCGACCTCTCCGCGCTCGTCCTTGCCTACGAGGACCCGGTTACGACCAACACCAGCGTCGTCCCGTACGTCTGGATACCTGGGGAGGTGAAGCGCAGGATCGATGAGGACCGCGCCCCGTACGACGAGTGGATCAGGAAGGGCCTCCTCGCCCACATCGGGGAGGCGACAGACCCGCGGGTGATCGCGAAGAAGATCGCCGAGCTGAACCAGAGGAACCCGATCAAGATGCTCGCCTTCGATCGCTGGAAGATGCCGGAGCTCAAGCGGGCCCTCGACGACATCGGCTGCGCCGTCCCTCTCCAGCCCTACGGGCAGGGGTTCAAGGACATGACTCCTGCGGTAGACATCGTAGAGCGAATGATTGTTACGAGGCGGCTGCGCCACGGCGGCCACCCCGTCCTAAGCATGTGCGCCGCGAATGCGGTGGTCGTCAAGGACCCGGCGGGCGGGAGGAAGTTTGACAAGAGCAAGAGCGGCGGGAAGATCGATGCTCTGGTGGCGATGGCCATGGCGATTGCCGTGGCCACGGTTGCCGCCAACACCAAGGTGCTAGACGTAACGGCGCTGATCGCCTAGGCCATGGACGCAAGGCCGCCAAAGCGCGATAAGGTCTTGGAGTACTGGGTCAGGTACTTCGCCAAGAGGAGCGAGAAGTTCGATCCCGACCAGCCGCGCGACGAGGATGGTAAGTGGACTGACGGAGGAGGTGGTGGCGACTCTGGAGGCGGAGAGAAGCCTAGCGGTGGAGGCAAGCCCGAGAAGCCTAGTGAGGGCCAGCAGCCGAAGGGCAAGCCGAAGTTGGCTGCGGCCAAGGGCGTTTCAACTCAAGCCAAGAATAGAGTTCAGTCCGCGGTCGATGCTATCCCAGCGACTCACGCAGAGAGGCTCAAGAACGTGCCCGTGGATGTGCTCGCGACCAACAGAGACTTCGCTAAGGGTGGTGGAGCGAAGGATGTTGGACTGTTCTCGTGGCACGGTGGCAGGCCGATGATAGAGATACCCCAGAGCATAGTCTTGAAGGGGAAGTCGGGACAGGAGTATACGATCTCAATCAAGAACATCGAGCACAACACCGTTCACGAGCTTGGTCACGCGCTGGATCACTCCGGCGATTGGAAGGAGCACTCAAAAATCTATCGAGAGATGACGGCCGGCATCGACAAGATGACGAAGAAGGAGCAGAGCCGCGGACAGTATTACATCAGTGATCCGAGAGAGACCTTCGCAGAACTCTACGCGGTGGCTCACAATCCGAAGCAGACTGGTACGCAGAGATATTTCGGTGGCATGAAGAAGGAGCGGGTAGAGGAGGTGTTCAAGGATGCTCTTATAAAGGTGAGGGCCATTCCTTGAGTTCGCTACCTCGTAACGGTTATTGGGTGACCGAGGATGGAGATGTGTATTGGGTCGTGAACGGCACTCCCATCGAGCTCGAGCCGGCAGAGGTTAAGGGTACTCCCCTAGCCGACCTCGAGCCTGGAGTGTATGACGAGGAGTTGAACCATGCCGATGAAGCCGCATAAGGACGAGAGTCAGTCCGAGTTCATGGCTCGCTGCATGCACGAGACGTTCACCGGAGACCGTCCGCAGGAGCAGGCGGTGGCAATCTGTCTGGGCTACTGGCGCGAGGAGCACGGCGGCAAGCCACCGGCAAAGACCGCGAAGACCTCCATCAAGCTCAGCCTTACGCCCGCCCCTTCGGAGAGCCACTCGGACTGGATGGATCGCTGCCAGGCGGACGGCAACAGCAGGGCCGACTGCGAGAATACGTGGGAGGACACGGCGGACAATCCTAACGGAGAGCCCGATGACGGCGGCGAGGATGGCAACGGCACCTCTGACGAGAGTTACGAGCACATGATCCACAAGACCCACGCCGGCAAGCTCACCGGGATGGACTTCGTCATGTCCGACGAGACCCCGGACAGGATGGGCGATGTGATCGAGAGCGCGGGCTGGGATGTGGCCGAGTTCAGGAAGAACCCGATCGCGCTGTTCTCCCACCAGTCTGGCTTTCCGATCGGGAAGTGGCGCGACGTAAAGGTGGATGGCAAGCAGCTCAGGGGCACGCTCGAGCTGGCTCCCGCTGGCGCCAGCCCCAGGATAGATGAGATTCGGGCGCTGGTCGAGGCCGGCATCCTGCGCGCCGTCTCCGTCGGCTTTAAGCCGAAGGTGGGCAGTCCGATAAACGTAGAGGCGCCTTGGAACGGAACCAAGTACTCCAAGCAGGAGCTCGTGGAGTGCTCGCTGGTCGCGGTGCCGGCGAACCCGAACGCGCTCTCCGTAGCAAAGTCACTTCACATCTCCCCCGAAACGATTGAGATGGTGTTCGCCGGGCATGGCAATGGGCAGCATCTCGTAACTCGCGAGGGGTCAACCGGCGGGCATGCCACCACCCCTAAACGTGAGGAGGGTAGAGCGATGACGATATCGCTTTCCCAAAGAATTGTCGACGCGAGGGCCAGGATCACTGACCTTCGCGATAAGTTGAAAGTCCACATGGAGGCGATCGATGACACGAACGTCTCCGATGCGCAACTCGAGACCTCTAATCAGCTTCACGAGAGGATCACCCAGGAGGAGAAGGGCCTCGAGGCGCTGGTGAACGCGGAGAAGCACTTGGCCGGCTCGACTCAGAAGACCACTGAGCTCGCGATGGCCTCGCGCAGCGTCGTACCGGCCGAGGCGAGGCAGCCATTCTCTCCGCCGCGCCCGTTTGGGATACCGTCGAAGAAGGTAGAGCCGCTCGACTATCTGGCTCGCGCTGGAGCGATCGCGCTCTACTCTCACATCACCAAGCGCGATCTCGACAGTTGCCGCCGCATGGTCTACGGCGACGACGAGGCCACTAAGGCCGTAACGGACTGGATCACGAAGGCCACCAGCCCGCCGGCCATGACGACGGTGACCGGTTGGGCCGCAGAGCTGGTCCAGCAGGTGACTACTGCGTTCATGAACATCCTGACCCACAAGAGCATCTTCCCTAGGCTCGCTGGCCTCGGGCTCTCGATGGGGTTCGGGCGCAATGGGCGCATCGTTATTCCGACCAGGAGCCTGACCCCCACCATTGCCGGTTCGTTCGTCGGAGAGGGTCAGCCCATTCCGGTGCGCGTCGGTCAGTTCACCTCGCAAGTCTTAACGCCAAAGAAGATGGCGGTTATTACGACGTGGACGAGGGAGATCGACGAGCACTCAATCCCGGCCATCGAGGGTCTCCTGCGACAGGCCATCCAGGAGGATACGGCGGTTGCCATCGACACGGTTCTGCTAGATAGCAACGCCGCGACGGCGGTACGGCCCGCCGGCCTCGTGCAGGGAGTCACGGCGCTGACGGCGACCACCGGCGGCGGCTTTAACGCGCTCGTTGGTGACATCAAGCTCCTTACGGGTGCGCTACTGACAGGCACTCGTGGGAACATTCGCGTCCCGTGTTGGATTATGAACCCGCAGCAGGTTATGACTGCGGGCCTCATCCCAATGCCGGGCATGAGTGCGTTCCCGTTTGCGGCCGAGCTGTCCGCGGGCAACCTCCGCGGCTGGCCGATCATCGACAGTGGAACGGTGCCGCTTGGCACTGTGATGGTGGTTGACGCGGCGGACTTCGTCGCCGTGGGTGGAGACGCTCCGAGGTTTGAGGTCTCCGACCAGGCCACGCTGCACGAGGAGGATACGACACCCGAGCCGATCGTTGACGGCGGTGAGCCCGCTGCTCCGGTGCGCAGCCTCTGGCAGACGGACACGCTGGCCCTTCGCTTGATCCTCCCGATGAACTGGGCGCTCAGGCGGACCGGCGTGGTGGCTTGGATGCAGAACGTCACTTGGTAGCGAGAGCCGTCGCGCCCAAGTGATCGGTCGGTGCGTGGCTCCTCCCTGGCGGCTCCGCACCGGCCACCCTTGTTCCTTAGCTGAGGAGAAGTACAATGGCAGATGCCAAAGCTGAAGCCGAGAAGCTCGTAGCGGAGAATCGTGCTCGCTTCGATGAGAATGAGAAGAAGCACGCAGAGACGATCGGGAAGTCACACCCGACCCCAACTCAGAAGGAGAATGACCTTGCCGCGGTTGGCGCGCACGTCGACCACAAAGAAGACGACGGGAGTGGCCCCGACCCTTTCGTCCAGCAGCGAGACCTTAGAGCGCAGTCGAGCGGAGGAACCTACGCGACTCGGGCCAGTACCCCGCGTGCCTCGCCCGCCTCTAGGGCAACAACCGAGTGAGTGCTTCAGGCCCACACCCACGCAGAGAGAGAACGACCTAGCCAAGTGCGGATATGTCGTAACTCAAAAGGTCCTAGACGGATCGCCTGATGAATCGCTTTCTGCAGAGGATCGTGGGCTCGTTCATTCGCAAGGGTGAGGGTGAGACTCGCCCCGGCCCTTGGCAGCTGCCGATAACAGGAGGCTGGCTCTCTCCCGAGGCTGGCCAGTTCTGGAACTGGTGGCAGCTGGGTTACGACCCGGAGTATGGAAATGATCGCTCGGCCATCGTTGAGGCTTGCGTTGCTGCCTACTCGCAGACCGTTGCGATGTGCCCGGGCGATCATTGGCGAGCTAATGATCACGGAGGCCGTGATCGAGTCACCACGTCTGCTCTGTCTAGAGTGCTGCGGCACCCTAACGACTACCAGACGGCCTCCGACTTCATGCTCAATCTCGTGCGACAGTTGTACCTGACCGGCAACGCCTACGCGCTCGGGTTACGAAATGATAGGTATGAGATTGATGAGCTCCACCTCATGGACCCAGAGATGTCGGTGCCAACTTTGGCTTACGACGGCTCTCTGTTCTACACCCTGCTGGGGAATGAGGTCGTAGAGCGGCGTATCAACTACGAGCAGCTCGTGGCTCCCCAGCGCGACGTGCTTCACGTTCGCCTCAACACGACTAAGAGATACCCAAAGCCGCTGTTTGGCGTCTCTCCGCTGGTCTCTGCCGCCGCAGACATTGGAGTCGGCTCTGCCATCGCCAGGCAGCAAATGAACTTCTACATGAACGAGGCGAGGCCGAGCGCAGTGCTGAGCACGGACATGGTGCTCGACAAGGATCAAGTCCAGGCGTTGCGAGACAGGTGGAATGAGCAGACGAGGCAGCTCAAGCAGGGCGGTACTCCCATCCTCACTGCTGGCTTGAAGGTCCAGCCGTGGGCCACTCACGCCGGTAAGGAGAGCGCCATCGCGGACATGCTGAGGATGAGCAAGGAGAACGTGGCGCTCGTCTTTCGAGTTCCGCTTCAGATACTCGGTATTGGCGGCACGCCGTACTCCTCGACCGAGGCGCTGATGAGGAGTTGGATCGCCTCCGGCTTGGGCTTCTGCTTGAACCACATCGAGGAGGCATTCGACCTGCTCTACGGCCTGAAAGGTCAGCCCGATGAGTACACGGAGTTTGACACGAGCGCCCTGCTCAGGTCCGCCATGAAGGAGCGGATCGACGCACTGGCGCGGGGGGTCCAGGGTGGCATTTTCTCTCCCAACGAGGCTAGGTCCTCTGAGGGACTGGACCACGTGGAGTACGGCGATGAGCCTAGAGTGCAGCAGCAGGTGGTGCCGCTGAGCGCTGCGAGTCAGATCGGCGTACCCAAGAACCCATTTGCCGGTCCGTTAGTTCCTCCGGCTCCTCCGGCCGCCGGGCCCACAGCCCCGAAGGTCTACAGAGATGACGTCCAACGAGAGATTAGAAAGATCATTGCCGGCGCCGAGCGAATCGGACGCAACAGAATGTCTCCTTGACGCGTGGCGCGAGGTCCTCTCTGGCATCGTTGACTCCGAGCGCAAGAACTGGGAGCGCGAGCGAGCCAGGATGGAGGCAGAGGCGGGGCGATTGATTGCTGAGTTGCGTGCCAATATCGTTACATTTCGTATGGAAGCGAATTCGTTTATTACTACTACGAATCAGTTAGTCAATGCTAGGCTTGCTGAAGTACATGACGGTAAAGATGGCAGGGACGGTAAGGACGGAGAGAATGGTCGAGACGGTAAGGATGGAGTCGACGGACTTTCTGGTAAGGATGGCGCAGCGGGCAAGGATGGCGAGGCCGGACCAAAGGGCGATCGCGGCGAGCCAGGAGAGACTGGTCCAGTCGGCCCTGAGGGCGAGGCAGGACCTCCAGGCGAGGCAGGCGAGGCTGGTGAGACTGGTGCGCAAGGTGAGCGTGGGGAGCAGGGCGGGCCGGGCCCCGCTGGTGACGCTGGACCAGCGGGACCAGCAGGAGAGCCGGGCAGCGTGGGTGAGCGCGGTGAAGCGGGAGAGCGAGGCGCTCAAGGTGAGCGTGGAGAGCCCGGAGCCGCGGGCGAGCAGGGTCCGTCGGGTGAGTGCGGAGAGCCGGGCGAGCAAGGTCCCGCTGGTTTACAAGGTGTCGCGGGCGAACGCGGCGAAGTTGGCGAGAAGGGAGAGCGCGGAGAGCAGGGCGCAATTGGCCCGCAGGGCAGAGCAGGTGATCGCGGAGAGCAGGGCGAGGTCGGCCCTCCTGGAGAAGACGGAGAGCAGGGCGAGCGCGGAGCCCCAGGCGAGCGCGGCGAGTCAGGGCCCAAGGGAGAGCGCGGAGATACTGGCCCGCAGGGCGAGAGAGGCGAGCGCGGCGAGGAGGGTCCCGCCGGTAAGCTCGCCAAGGTGAGGGTGTACGAGCTCGGCAAGGTTTATTACGAGAGCGATGTAGTTGTGTACGAGGGCTCAACCTTCCAGGCACTCAGAGACACAGCCCAGTCTCCTGGGGGAGATGACTGGATCAGGCTCGCTGAGAGAGGCAGAGACGCTCGCTCACCTACGATACGAGGAACGTACAAGGAGGAGGCGAGCTATCAGACGTTTGATGTGGTCGCACTCAATGGAAGCTCGTTCATCGCGAAGAAGGAGCAACCGGGACCCTGCCCCGGGCCGGACTGGCAACTGATCGCCTCTGCCGGGAAGCCTGGCAAGCAGGGAGTGGCGGGACCTCGCGGCGAGCGCGGTGCTAAGGGTGATGCGGGACCCGCGGCAGCTACGATCGTTGACTGGAAGATTGATCGGTCGAAGTTCGTTGTCCTCCCGATCATGTCTGACGGAAGCGAGGTCCCGCCCATTAACATGAGAGAGTTGTTCGAGCAGTTCCAGGAAGAGGCCGGCTGATGGTAGACATCATCATAAAGGTATTGGAGCCTGCGGCCTCCTTCGATCTCATGACGCTGGATGAGCTGAAGAAGATGATGGGCCTTGACCCCTCCGATGTGAGTCAGGACGCTCAGCTTCAGGAGTTTATCACTCAGTACTCGGACGTAATCAGCGTCATGTGCAATCGCGTGTTTGCCCGTGAGAAGGTGAGGGAGACTTGGCGCTGCCTCATGAGCAACAGAGTGTTCTTGAGTCACTGGCCGGTGAAGGAGGAGGATATTGAGAGCGTTGAATGTCCGCGCGGTACTGAGACTACGGACTGGGAGCTGGAGGAGAGAAGCGGCAAGCTGGCGCTGTGGGGGTCCAAGGCGGAGCCAATCCAGGTCACCTATACGGGCGGCTTCGAGCTCCCCGAGGAGGCTCCCTCGGCGTTAAAGACTGTGCTCGAGATGCTGATTCGATCCGGCAAGTCTCAGGCCACCAAAGAGGCCATCTCGGGCATACGCAGCATCTCACACAAGGAGGCCCGCGTCATGTTTTACGACAGCGGTACCGGCGGCGGCAGCGCTCAGCAGCTGGGTCCCTTGGCCACCGGGATGAACACGGCTGCGGCCCTGCTCTATCACTTCACGAGGTTCTGGGTGTGAAGATCAGTCTCTCCGTAGAGAATGTTGGCAAGATCGCCGATCGGCTTGAGGCCCTGGCTGAGAGGATGAGCACCCTCGTCGGTACTGACCTGCCGGCGGAGGTCCAGAACTGGCAGATCGAGGACATGCATCGCCAGTATCCGGAGACGGCTACATCTGGGAACTCCGCAGGAACCACAGTTTGGCCGACCTCTAGGACGGCGCTCCAGATGAGGACCCACTCGCCAGGGGTTAAACCGCTGATAAGGAGACGCAAGCGAGCCAGGCCCAGGACCGGTGCGGGGCGAGCCGGAGCGGCCAGGCCGATCCTTCGCGAGGAGCTCGTCGAGCGGTTCAACTCCAGGATGCTTCGCTTGGGACAGGAGAAGATTAGATGGGATTGAACTTCTCGACGCTCGTCTATGGTCCGTGCATGGATCAGTTCGCGATCGATGTTACCTTCAAGCTGGTCAAGTCCCAGCCCGGGATCGCAGCGTTTGTCGGCAGAGGCATCTTTGACACGAGAGAGCAAGACGTTTTGGCCATGGACAACTCGATCTACTCAGACCAGAAGACCATCCTGGACATACGCGAGAGCGAGTTCCCGCTCATCCCTCTGCGCGGAGATCGGGTCGTCATCCCGGCCGACTGCAACGGAGTGAACCAGGGCGAGTGGGAGATCATCGACTCAGATACGAACGGGGGAGGAGAGACCACGCTGACCCTCCGCAAGTGGGAGGAGTGATTGGGTACGACTGCCACCAGAGAGAGGATAGCAGAGGGAGTAGGAGGTCAGAGCTACTCATACGCTATCCGCGATGTGTTCTTTGACTCTCTGGCTGACGTCCCATTCTTCTCTGGGTATGAGAAGAGGAAGACGAAGCGACTTCAGGTTCAGCCCGAGGACCTTCCCTATCTGGGGGTCTACATTATAGACGAGGTGATGGCCCCCGACGGAGACGCCAATGTGGGAACGGTTAGGTTCGTTCATACGGCTCGCATCGGCTTCTCAGTGATCATAGCCATGAATGACGAGGAGTTGGCGGAGAGGACCATCGACTCCGCGTTCTGTCAGATCATGGATCGGTTGTGGACCGACGCCAGAGTTACGAACCTGTTCGACGCCTCGACCTCATCTAATCCGAACAACGTCAGGGTCGAGAGCCTGACCAGAGGGGTGAGGCGCCACGTATTCGGGAGCATGATGCTGGATAACACGACCCCGCTGGCGGAGCTACAGTACGAGGTCTCGTGCCTGTACAGGACGTCATGGTGGCCGCTCATCACTGACGACTTCCTGAGGATGGACGTCTATACGAGGCTCAACGGTAAGATGGCTCCGATCAAAACCAAGTACTTCTTCGATCCGGTTACGGGTGAGGTGACCAAGACTCCTCCAACGATCCAGCAGTAGCCCAATGCCCTCCCTGCAGCGAGTAGCTGGCATCGCGTTCCTCCAGGTGGACGGCAAGATGCTGTCGCTTCAGGGGGCGTTCTTGGTTGGCCAGAGCAGGATTGAGCGAGACATGATCTTTGGTCAGGAGGGTCTGGCGCACGGCTACCTTGAGACTTTTCGAGCACCCTTCGTAGAGGGCGAGCTGACGCTTCCTCTCCCTGGTATTGATCTGGAGATACTGGAGAGACAGACCGACGTAACCATCAATGTTCAGTTTGGCGGCGGCCTCCACTACGTTCTTCGTAATGCGATCTGTAAGGGCGGCTTGGATGCGCAGGCGAGGGACGGCAAGGTATTAGTTCGTTGGGAGGGGATGCAGTGCATCGAGCTGAGACCAGGTCAACCTGATTGGCCGGAGGATGTGGTCAAGGATGACGGTCTCGAGCCGGAACCTCCGGAGGAGCCAGAGTTGTTTGTGTTAGGTGAGAGCCTCCTTGGCGGGCCTGACGTTTTAGGATAGCGGTATGACTGACTTTGTTGATGGCGTCGCGCTGACAGCGCAAGAACTCAACGACGCGTTCGCTGGAAAGGCTGACGTTGGGGCAGGCGGTGGAAACGGCGGCGGCATTCAAATAGTCGCCAGCGGACAATATCAATTCTTTCTGGACCCGCTAATCACGGCTGGCGCGTGCATGATGTTGCGGTCGCAAGGCGCAACCGGAATTTTGAGCAGCGATGTGCTGCAATGGTCGTTTGCTAATGACCCTTCAACAAATGGCGTAGGGGCGCTTTCGATAATCGGATTCTCAATGAATGATTGGGCGTGTTTTAGAGTTTGCAATTATACGCCAGTTGATATTGCGCCGCCTGAAAATACGCTGGTTACCGTGAATTGGCAAGTGTTGCGATGAACAACAAATAGGAGTCGAACATGGCAAGACCACCGGTAGGAGCACTTGGATTCACTGAGAACATCTTACTGAATCCTAGTAGCAGGCGGCTTCCTGAGGATAGGGCATTTGCTCGAACCCCGGAGGGTCGCCAGATGCTGCGCGAGGAGCAGCGTAGGCGATCGAAGGAGGGGACCGTCATGGTTGAGCCGGTGGCACACGGTAAGAACCCTGACGGCACAGACATTACTGATGCTCAGATGCGCGAGCTCATCAGGCACCCGACCGCCGGTTTATTTCGCGACAAGGGCGGAGCAGCTTGGCCGATGGATCAGTTCACAATGAGGCGCATACGAGACGGCGACATCAAGATGATGGAGGATCAGGATCAGACGCCGAAGGTGTCTCCTCCGCGTCGCCCGCCTCGAAGTTCTTCGACGTCACAAGAGTAGAGTTCTAGAACCGTCCCGCCAGCGCGGGAGGCATAACCGCGCTCGCATGAAAGGAGAGCAGTCATGCCGATCTCGTTTAACTATTTTCCAGCGAACTGGCGCATGCCGTTGTACTGGGTCGAGGTTGATCCATCGAAAGCGGGTCTCCCCGTCTTCGAGCCGCAAGCTCTGTTGGTGGGCCACGCCGACGCTCAGGCCCTGTCTGACACCGAGACTGCGCCGAATACTCCCATTCCCATCGGAAATATGGACGACGCGACTCGGCGCTTCGGGGCTGGTTCGATGCTAGAGGCCATGTTCAGATCGTTCTTTGCCAACAACTTCGCGATGCTGGTCTTTGGGCTTCCGATCCCAGAGCCGACTGCGGGAGTCGCGGCGAGTGGAACGATCAAAGTCACCGCGGCGCCGACGATACCTGGGACCTTCGACCTGTACATCGCGGGTCAACACATCTCGGTAGGCGTGCAGGGGACCGACACGGAGGCCGTCGTCGCCTCTGCGATAGCGGATACGATCAACGCCACGGTGTCACTGCCGGTGACGGCCGAGGCTGACAGCACCAATACTGACACTGTGAACCTGACGTGCAAGTGGAAGGGCATCACCGGCAACGACATCAATCTGCGCGATAACTATCTCGGCAAGCGCGGCGGCCAGGAGATGCCGATCGGCATGGCGGTGACGTACTCTGGAACGGTACAAGATCCTGGTCGCCTCACTGGCGGCACCGGAGTCCCAACGTTCACCGACGCGATCATAAACATGGGCGACGAGCCGTTCGAATATGTGGCGCTCCCCTTCACCGACACCGGTTCGTACATGGTGTGGGGGAACGAGTTCGACTTTCGCCTGGACACAGGACGCTGGGGTTGGATGCGCCAGCTGTTCGGAATAATCTTCTCGGCCTATCGTGGGAAGTACGCTGAGAGCCTCGCGTGGGGTCAGTACAACAACAGCGGCATGATCTCTACAATGAGCATGGAGTGGGACACTCCGTCAACCGTGTGGGAGGTCTCCGCGGCATATGCTAGCAAGGCTGGGCGAGCCCTTCTCAATGATCCGGCCCGTCCGCTTCAAACGCTCGAGCTCACAGGCATCCTCCCTGCGGCGAAGGAGAACCGCTGGATTTGGATGGAGCTAAACGCCTTGGCTGGCCGCGGCCTGGCTACCCAGCGCTTGAGTGGCAACAACGTACCGATGATCATGCGCGATAGCACGAACTATCAGCGCAACGTCTATGGGATACCCGACGACGCGCTAGAGCTCGTTACGACCTTAGCGACTCTCGCCACCATTATTCGCAACCAGCGGCAGATGGTTACGAGTAAGTATCCGCGCCACAAACTCGCTGACGACGGCACACTGTTCGGCCCCGGCCAGGCTATCGTCACGCCCAAGATCATCAAGGGCGAGTTGTGTAACCAGTACGCGATCGACGAGTACAACGGTCTCGTCGAGAATCTCCAGGCGTTCAAGGACAATCTGATCGTGGAGCGCAACATCAATAATCCGAACAGGCTCGATGTGCTTTGGCCGCCCGATCTCGTTAATCAGCTTCGCATATTCGCCGTCCTTGCTCAGTATCGACTCCAGTACAATCGTGGCGTCGACTACGTCATATCGCAGTCATAGTTTGGGACCTGCCGTCGCAAACCTGAAAGGAGAGAGTTATGGGTCAACCTGTTGGCGGCACCGCCTACATATTCGTTGACGGTGCCCAGTATCCGCTGCGCGGCAACTTGACCGTGATGCCGAGCAGAGTGCAGCGGACCGGCGTCGCCGGTCAAGACAAGATTCACGGTTACACGGAGGCTCCTGTGGTCCCGTACATCGAGATGGACCTAACGACTCAGGGTGAGATCGGATGGGACGTCTTCGAGAACTACACCGACTGCACCGTGCAGGCGGACTTGATTAACGGGAGGAGCTACGTCTTGCGCAACGCGTGGGTCTCCAACCCTCGAGAGATCAATACAGCGCAGGGCATGACGCACGTTAGGTTCGAGGGGTTATCGTGCACTGAGATTGGTGGATGATCATGGTAGAACCTCGCCCAGTTGATATCGCGGGGCACGCTCAGCGAGCAACTAATGGTGGTGGCGTTGAGCCCAACGGACCTCCTCCTAATGAGGACCTCGCGCCGCTGCCTCCAGAGCCGATCGTTAAGGATGAGCCTAAGCTGTCGATCAAGCTGACGAAGTCGATCGCGACTCATCTCTCGGACCACACTGAGATGCTTGTGTGTCGACAGCCTAGCGTCTCTGACATAGAGCGCATTGGCATCCCGGTCGAGTTCGACTTCACTCACGGCTTTCCGCCGCGGCCGGTGTTCAACACCCAGAAGATGACCCAGATGATGGCGTGGCTCGCCAACGTGTCTCCTAAATCGATCCAGGCCATGGACCTCCAGGACTGGAACGACATGGCCTGGAAGCTGGCCCCTTTTTTTCTACCCAACTTTCAGCGGACGAACTGATCCTCTCTTGCTACAGGCTCGCCAAGTACTACAACACTCCTCCTGACTACTTTTTGTCGAAGCCTCTTGCCGAGGTCTTTCGACACATCAAGTGGACCAACTACATGATCCACGAAATGGATGAGGCGCGGGAGCGCGCTCGAAATGGCTGATGAAGAACTGAAGCTCGTAGCGACTCTAGTCGACAATGTCAGCGGCCCGCTGAAGGACGTAGAGGGCAAGCTGCGCGACTTCGGAGGCAGAGGTCGCACGGGCCCAGTTCAAGATGTGTCGAACAAATTCGGAGAGCTGGGACAGGTCGCTCAGAAGGCCGGTGACACGATCAAGTCAGGCGTCGCTCCGCTGCTCACCAACTTCGGGATCGCCAGCATGGGGGCGGCGGCCGCAGTTGGAGCCCTGGCGATGGGCTTCGACAAGTGGGCCAAGAACGCCAACAGCTTGAAGTACGCGTCATCCGAGATAGGTCTGTCGGCCAACACTCTGTACCAGTTTCAGCAGGCCGCCGATCAACTTGGCCTCGAAGAGCCGACGCAGAAGCTGGCGGCGTTCGCTGACAAGATGGTTGGGGTTCAGAGAGGCTGGGGAGAGTCGAGGCGATACTTTGCGCAGGCAGGGATCGAAGATTTGTATGCCGGACTGCGGCATGACCTGAACAATCCAGAGTGGGACAGAGAGACCCGCATGGAGAAGGCCGCGGAGCGGGTCGGCAACTACATCAAGGTTTTGGCCGATCAGGGCAGGTGGCAGGAAGCCAACAAGCTGGCAAAGGACTTCTTTGGCGGAGCAGGCGCCCAGGAAGTCATTGACTTGATGGAGAAGCGCAACGAGTTGCAGAAGCAGGGCGTCGGTCTAAGCGAAGACCAAAAGCGAATCTCCGCGGAGTATGTGAAGCTCGTCGGAGAGATAAGAGGAGCTTGGCAGTCGGCAGTCGTAGCAGCGGCTCCGTTCTTTGGCAGATTGATTGAGCTGATGGGAGGGGCCGAGGGGTTCAGAAAAGACATTGAGCAAATCGCGAGTCTCTTCGAGGGGCTGACGGGAAAGTCGACGCCGGGAGGTGACACGTGGCAGGACAAGTTGCTGAAGGCAGCAGACCCGCGCCTCTATGAGCAGTACGGCAGCAAGGCCAGAGCTGAGGCCACAATAGCCAGAGCCCCTGAGGAGAAGCGAGAGGAATTGAGGAAAGAGTACGAGGCAGGTCAGAGGAAGGGCGCTGTATTTGAGGCAGAGTACAAGAGGCAGGCATTAGAGCAGTGGGGCGCCGCTCCTGCTCGTGAGGTGGCGCCTGAGGTGAGAGAGCAATTGGAGGCGAAGGGAGTCATAGGGACGCCAGAGCAAGAGAAGGCGAAGGAGTTCTTCGGCTACGTGCCGGGGCCGGAAGTATCAAACGCAGGCAGGGATGTTGGTTCGTCTGTAGTGGACGGAGTCAAGCAATCGGAAGATGCCGCGGCGCAGGCTGGCAAAAGCATCGGTGAGCGGATCGCGGAGGAGTCAACCAAGGGGTTCTTGCCCGGAGTCGCCACCATTCGCGGCACCGCATTGGGACTCGCTGATAAGGTCGCGGGTTGGTTTAGGGGAGGAAGGCAAGCAACGCCAGAGCAAACTGAGCAGGCGAAAGCCTTCATGGGGGTCCAGCCAGAGGCAGAGACGGCTGCCGAGCCTCCTCCCGCATTCATGAAGGGAGAGGGCTGGGCTGCGGCAGAGGTTGGTGGAGAGCCCTCCCCATTTGCCGCCCTCCAGGTGCCTGAGGGTCAGCAGCCCATAGAGCTGCCACCGCAGCAGCGGCAGCTGGAGCCGAGCCCAGAGCTATCCAGCCTAATGAAGACGTATGGTCAGCAGGACGTCCAGCCTCAACGAGGGGCAGAGTTCTCCGCCTTGGCTGCGCACGAGACGGATGCTCCTATGACCTCCGAGCAGGTCGTGGCTCCGCAGCAGGGATTCAACTGGGATGGCTTTCAGTACGATCGCATGGGAGCCGCGCTCGCGCAGGAGACCAAGGTGACGGGAGAGGCAACTGTCACGGTGGATGTGAACGCTCCGCAGGGGACTAAGGTTGGTGGCAAGGCTACGGGGATGTTCAAACAGTACAACATCAAGCACGGCAAGCAGATGAGTTGGTCCTCCGACTCTCCGATGGGAGATGATTGGGCCTGATGGCTGAGCTCCCGAACCAACCCTGGCGCAGCCGGTGGCGGCAAGCCTCCTTTCGCGGAGCCAACTTCTATGTCGAGGTCGGCGGGAAGTCCTCTGGTCGCCGCGTAGCTCTGGCAGAGTACCCGAAGCGCGACGATCCGTTCGCAGAGGACATGGGTCGCCGTGCGGTTCGACACCAGGTTACCGGCTACTGTATAGGCCCGAACTACCTGGGGCCGCGCGACGCGCTTATCAGCGCTTGCGAGGCAGCTGGTCCAGGGAAATTGATCCACCCCCTGCTCGGAGAGATGCAGGTGATGTGCGACACCTATACCTGCACCGAGTCTAGGGAGCGGGGAGGCTACTGCACGTTCGAGATGCAGTTCGTGGAGGCCGGGCAATCCGGCGATGCCGTTCCTGGTACTGACACGCAAGGCAATGTGGGAACGGCCGCCGGAGGTGCCGAGAGCGCCTCGGTTGGTTCCTTCAATAGTCAGATGGCGAACGTCGTTGGAGGCAGCTTAGGGGGTACTCGACAATGACAGGTGGTGAGACGAAAGAAGCAGTCGCCATCATTCTTAACATAGTTCGCTGGGTGCAGGGTACTCCTCCGGGTAGTCAGGTTGGGAGGCCAGGGTCAGACTTTCGTCGCGCGGCTGGTGACATATTAGCTCGGGCAGAGTTTATGCTACGAAATGCTGAGATCGCGACCGCGTTATTGAACCTTTACACTCAGGCCGTAAATCTTGGTGCGCCGTTTGATCCGATGGATCGCGTGCGTGAGAATATCACCGCGCTTAACCCTGTGGGATTGCCAGCTATAGCGATCAAGCAATTAGGAGTTCGATTTACGTTGATCCAGATGGCACGCGTCGCCGCTGCTACTGATTTCATTAGTATCCATGACGCGAGCACGACGCTCGCTCGCATAATAGCCGCGTTCGAGCCAGTGCTGATCGACGTCGCCGATAACGGCGACGCTATGACTTACCAAGCGATCAATGCGCTGCGAGCAGCCGTCGTACACGATTTGACCGAGCGCGCCAGGCCGCTGCCGCGCATCTTGCGATTGACGTTTCCGATTCCACTGCCAGCTCTCGCGATGTCGAATCGACTCTACAGCACTGGTGATAGAAGCGACGAGCTGAGGATAGAGAATCGCGTGGTGCATCCGGCCTTCATGCCGCTCGACATAATAGCGCTGTCGGCGTGAGTCATGGCACAGAAGGACTGGCGCGCGGAGATCACGATCGATGGTCAGAAGTTCAGGGATTGGACCTCGATCGAGGCTTACGACGCCCCGATGGAAGACACCTGCCGGCACTTCCGGTTCTCCTGCACCGAGGGCTCCCCCGCTCCCAAGGTCATGAGCAACATGCGGATCAAGCCTGGACAGGAGTGCAGTATCACGCTCGCTGGTGAGAAGTTCTTGTCCGGTTTCGTAAATTATCGTGAGGCCGTGATCGATGCCTATCGCCACGGGGTCCTCATAGCTGGCAGAGGAAAGACTCAGGACCTCATTGACTCGTCCGTGATCTTCTCGAAGGATCAGAAGGGCCAGCACAAAAACATGACCTTTCAGGAGATCAGCGAGAAGCTGCTGAAGGATTATGGGATACAGTTGAAGATATTCAACCCGTCTGACGAGATGCAGAAGAAGTTCGAGAACTATCAGCTTCAGCCAGGAGAGACGGCATTCAATGCCATCGAGCGCATGGCGCGAATGCGTAAGATCACTCTAGCGGAGGACGAGCAGGGTAATCTCATCGCTTATGGCAAGCCTAAGGAAGGGGGCGGAGAGACACTTGAGGAGGGCAAGAACATCAAGCGAGCCTCCTGCCGGATCATAGACTGGCAGAATTACAGCCAGGTCCTCTACCTCGGGCAGACTCAGGGTGGCACCAATAACAAGCAGGGGGAGTGGGGGAGACCGATCGCTCAGGTAGAGGCGCAGGAGTCAGACGGTACGACGAAGCGCAATCGACCCATACAGATGATGCCCGAGCATACCGAGCAGGACATCAAGGCTAGAACGACTAATGAGAACTGGAACAACGTTCGATTTCGCATTGACTGCGAGATCACTGTGACGGGGTGGACTGCCGGTGATGGTGGCAAACTCTGGGAAGCTGGTAATCAGGCGATGGTGAAGGCTCCTAGTCTCATTCTCAGCGAGAAGCTCGCCATCAAGAGGGTCTGCTTCACTCAGGACAACGCTCGAGGCACGGAGACGACGATGAACCTGTCTAACTGGACCGAGAGTACTATGGACCTGGGTGCGTAGATGGCCTTCCGCTCTACAGTTAGAGATGCCGCCATGCGCGTCATGGTGGGAACGTCGCGAGGGACGCTGAAGAAGGCTAACGATCAGACGCTGATGCAAGAGGTCAACATGGAGTTGTTGGCCGGAGAGGAGATAGAGAACGCGGAGCGTCCTCAGCCGTATGGAGTGACTCACGTTCCTCACAACGAGGAGGCGTGGCCCGACGAGAATAAGAAGGGGCACGTCGCGGAGCTGTTTATAGCCTTCATGGGTGGTAATAGGAGCCACCCGATCGTCCTCGTAGTTGACGACCGGCGCTATCGAATCTGTGGACAGAAGGAGGGCGAGCTGATGCTCCACGATGAGCAGGGGCATCAGATTCAGATCACTCGCGACGGCGTGTTCGTATCAGTTCCGCACGATAAGTTTTTGACCGCTCGAGTCATGCGGAAGGACGCTGGTAAGCCGGATGCGCCGACGAAGGTGATCCAGTCTAGCATGACGAACGACAAGAATGATGATGTATTGGCGTGGATGCACTTCGACATGAAAACCTACACGATGACCCATCGTGATAAGGACAAAGATAAAGATGGGAACGAGTTCAAGCCAACGATCATCGAGCAGATCATTGACAAGGATGGCAAGCCAGTTAGCAAGATGGAGATGGACGCGACCGGGGTCACTTGGACCGCACCGCGATTGACTTTCAACGCACCAGAACAGAATTGGAATGGTGAGAACTTTACTTGGCAACTCAAGAAATGGAAAGAGACTGCTGAAGTGAGTCATAAGCTTGAAACCCCGGTCGCATCCACAACAATCAAGAAGCCTGAAGATGAAAAAGATGGTGACCCGCGTTATGAGGTTGTGATCAAGCCAGACAGTGGTGGCGTCCATCTCTTGGGCATGGAAAAGGAGGATGATGCAGGAAGCGCCGAGCAGGTGGTGACGATCGCGGGCAATGCCAAGAATACGAAAGCGCTGCCAGGATGAGCCGCATCACCATTATCGCGGCGATGGGCAATGCGCCGGATAAGAACATCGATGCGGCAACGCTCACCAACTTGGGAACGTGCGACACCAATCGCGTCAACGTCAAGATGCCATCCGGTGCCAATGCGGTGACGATCGAATCGTTTGGCACCGGCGATCAGAATATGCTGGTGACAAAGCGCCTCGTTTTCGATGGCGGCATGATCATCAAGCACCTGCCACCGCACATGAACATGAAAGCGGGCGGCAGCGCCGATCTCACAACAACAAGTGGCGATGTTGGAATATTCACTGCTGATGAGCACAGCAATTGGACTTGCGAAGAATGGACGCAGTTGGAGTGGACACAAGAATTTCGCGCATCAGCAACAGTGACGATACCGGGCGGATGGTCGAAAGCAATGTTTCGATTAGTTTCTTGTGGAACGTCGCCAGGAATCGGCGCGCTGCCGCAGCCGGGAGCCGGGGTTGCTGGTAGTTATTTGGAAAAACTTCATGTTGGATTAGCAGCTGGAATGAATTTCACGCTTACCATTTCTAATGCCAGCCAAGGCTACACGGGAATCGCATCAGGAAATCAGCCGGGAGGTTTTGTGTTTCCTGGTAGTTCGTTCAATGCGAGTGGCTATCCATTGTCAAGTTATCTCTATGCGCCAGCGGGCGGCGGATTTGGTACGCCGCAAATGCCAACCGGCGGCGATGTCAATGAACCGACAGTGATAGGAACGTATGTTGCTGGTGTGCGTGCCTACACGCCTGGCCTGGTGCGTCCGCATCCATTCAAAGATGGCCCATTGAGTCCGCCGCAAGAAGTGTTAGCTGGTCAAAGTCCATTGGCAAAGCCGGGTTTGCCGGAAGGTGGCGCGGCGGTTGTGCTTGATACATCAGGCGGACAGACTCCGGGTGCTGGCGGTGTTTGTTGGATAACATGGATGAAATAGATGACCGACGTTCGCATCATCAATATCAACACACCTTGGGCCGTTGAGCTTGATTGGTTGCTCACGCCGATCGGGCGCCTCGATGAGAGCGATGAGCTGGCGACGATGGCCAAGGTCGCGCTTGGGACTGACGGCCTGGCTGACGTCGATGACATTCTGCCAGATATAGACAGCAGCGATCGTAGAGGCTGGTGGGGCGATCTCGACGCCGAGCTGATCTGGGGTGGCTGGAAGATCGGCAGCCGGCTCTGGCTCCTAGCCCGCTCCAAGATCACTCCGCAGGAGGCTGAGCAGGGGTCTACGCTAGCGCGGGCTGAGTGGTATACGAGAGAGGCGCTGGTGCCGTTCATCAACAAGCGCATCTGTCAGCACGTCACCGTAGCCGCCTGGAGAACCGAGCGCGAGCGCATAGAGGTCCGTACCACGATCTACAGAGGTCCCCAGCCAGCCATAGCGCTCGAGTATCAGGCACTGTGGGCAGGGATTCGTAACTGATGCCTTGGGTTACGCCAGGACTACGCGACGTGCGCATGATGACGAGAGACTTCGTCGCCGGCGCCTTGGCGACGGTGCTCAACCCGAAGCAGCAGATACTCGGCGCGCTGAATATGACCGCGACGGTTGGGAACTCAGTGTTGCGGGTCATGTCGGATGCGCAGTCGGGTCTCGCACACCTTACGCTGAAGTTCATCGAGTGGTTGGCGCTCCAGCTCATGCCAGATACAGCCGAGACGGAGTGGCTGGATCGCCATGGAGAGATATGGCTGACCACGGCAAGCGGCGACGTGGGCCGCAAGCGAGCTACTCTTGCCAGCGGCTCGGTAGAGATAACCGGGCGCATCGGGGTCGTTTTGCCGCTCGCTTCTGTATTGCAGGCTCCAGATGGTCTGTCTTATGAGACGACATCACAGGTGATCGTAGGCGCAGGGCAGACGATCGTTCCAGTAATTGCGCTCGACACGGGCGCGTTAGGCAATCTAGGAGTTGGTGCCGAGATGAACATAACGACCCCGCCGCAGTACATCGATGCCTCCGCTCATGTCGTCACGATGGCCGGAGGCGCAGACGACGAGACCGATGATGAGCTCAGGGCTCGAGTTCTCCGACGCATCCAGCAGCCGCCGCAGGGAGGAGCAGCCTATGACTACGAGGCATGGGCGCTCGAGATGCCAGGCGTGACGAGAGCCTGGTGCAACGCCCTTGAAATGGGAATCGGCACGGCGACCGTTCGCTTCATGATGGATGACCTTCGCAAGGATAGTCACGGCATTCCGCTTGCAGAGGATGTGGATGCACTTAAGTCATATGTTGATTCTAAGCGGCCAGTGGCCGTGAAGGACTTCTTTCTTCAGGCTCCGATTCCGTTTCCGATCAATCTAACCATTCGGCAACTCGTCGACGACTCACAATCCACTCGAGCCGCGATAGAGCAGTCGCTGAATGCCATGCTATTCGAGCGCGCGGTTCCAGGGTCACCGATCTATCGGTCATGGGTCGGAGCGGCGATCTCGGAAGCGATTGGAGAGGACCATCACGAGCTGGATTTTGTCACTCAGACTATGCCGACGCCAGGTCACCTGGCAATCTTGGGCAGCATTGTTTACGCGGGTGTCTGATGGTCACGATCCCTACCGATTGGGTGCGGCTTACAAGTTTTAAAGCTCGGCGCGATCGTTATGTGCGACGAAGCGGCGATGATTATGCGGAAGCGTTAACCGATTTGCTGCCGTGGGGGCCGGCATGGCCGCGCGATCGAGAGTCGGTTTTAATGCGATGCGTGCGCGGCCTCGCGCAAATCTTTGGACTTGTTGATCGACGCGCCGGTGACCTGCTGATCCAGGAGAGCGATCCACGCAAGACGCTCGAGCTCTTACCGGATTGGGAGAGAAATTGGGGACTCCCTGATCCATGTTTCAAGCGAACCGAGACCATCGAACAACGCCAACAAATGCTGGTGTTCAAGATGACGATGCTCGGGGCGCAGAGCCGCGAGTGGTTCAAATGGGTTGCGAATTGGCTCGGCTACGAAATCGAGATCACCGAATATGCACCGTTCATGGTTGGCGTCTCAAGCGTTGGCGACACGCGCGGAATGATTCTTTGGAACGATATCCCCGGCACGTATCCCGAGATCACAGATTATCGATGGGAGATTGGCCGGCCCGAGATGCGGTTTTATTGGACCGTCAGAGTCAAGAATGCACCGTTACTTTGGTTTCGAGCGGGCGGCGGTGAGTCAGGCATTCAGCACCATCTAACGATCGGTTTCGCCGAGGATTTGGAATGCTTGCTCAACAGATGGAAACCTGCGCACTCACAGATCATTTTTGACTATTCAGGTCTAGCGACCGGCGGATCAATGGCGGGAACACCATGAAATATCAACAACCGTATGGCATCAGTGATTCCGATGCATCATACATCAACTCGGATCGCACGGTCGGCCGCCAAGGCTCGATCCCGCCCGCCGCCGCGATGGAACAGCCGCAGCGCGAGATCGTCAATCTCATTCGCAACTCGCAACAGGTGCCGACGGACAATGATCTTGAGCAGCTCACCCGCGGAGTGCGCGATGGCAAGCTCAACTATTGCCGGGATACTGGCGGCGTTAATTCAATTCAGGTGACACTCTCGCCGCCGATCACGAGCTACGATGCGGGCATGCTCATCCGGGTGATTGTCGCTCACACCGTCACCGGACCAACAACAATTAGTTGCGACGGTCTCAATCCGGTTTTTATCCGGCGCCGGGACGGCTCGAACCTACAAAACCGCGACATTCTGCAAGGTCAGATCGCCACGCTGGTGTGCGATGGCACGGTGTTTCAACTGCAAAATATGGGTGTCGCCGAGCCGGTCGAAGCCGAGCAAGTTTTCTATCGCGTGGACATTCCGTATGTACGCGACACCTCGGTGCCGACTGATGGCAACAGTTTGATCGGTGCTTACTCGCCACCGTTGCCCGATATCGCCGAGGGCCGCACGGTCGAGATCAAACTCAATCGCGCCGTGACCGGGCCAACCGTATTTACCCCGAATTCGTTCCCTACTAAGCCGGTGGCAAGGCCGGACGGTTCGCCGGTGCAAGCTGGTGATGGCGTCACCAATCAAATTTGGTTGCTCGCGTTTGATTCGGAGCAATGGCAGATCATCGGATCGCGGTTTGATTGGGCGCCCGCGGTGGTGACACCGGCTTATGTTGGTCGCTCGCTGCAATTTACTTACGGTGGTTATCTCGGGCCGTCTTTTCAGCGAGCAAAAGGGTTCAACACTTATTTGACTCGCAGGGTTGCGATGAACACCAATCGTTCAGTTTGGACGATGAGTCAGTGGCTCCGTTATCCGCAAATTGAAGCCATGGCCGACTGGGGGCCTTCGACGGCAGGAGGATGGGGATACGGAGCCGAGTCATGGTGGAACCAAGGTTATGCTGGCATGGGCGGCGACTTTACGGGTTTTGCGAGAGTAGGCAACACACAAGGACCAAGTAGTAATCTGGCTTGGGCCAACTCTATGTATATGATTGCTGGAATGGCTTACATGAATCCGGCAAGAGGATATTTCACCATTCCATGGTTGGTCGATACTAAATGGCATCATTTGTTGTTGGTTGCTGATGGCGCGAATATGTCGCTTTATACTGATGGAATCTTGACCGCGCGCGGGCCAACTAGCGGGCCAGGCGCGATTAATGGTGCAAGTGAGCACGTCATCGGAACAATTTGTCCCACTGACATTTATGGACCTGGCAGCATCGGCTATGGTTGTTCTGGTCGATTAGCAGAAATATATTTCATCGATGGTCAGGCGATTAGCGATTATCTACAATTTTGCGACAACCTAACTCGACCTGGCATTCTTTTGCCGAAACCGTGGACCGGGACTTTCGGACCGAATGGTTATTATTTGAACTGGCAGAATGCGACGGCCGCGACAGCCGCAACTCTTGGGAAAGATTTCAGCGGCAACAACAACGATTTTACGCCTGTTAATTTCCAAATAACGGATGTCGTGCCGGACTTTCCTGGCATCGTGAATTGAACGGAATGCACCAGCATGAAATATCAACCGCCATTCCCGGATGTTGGTCAACTACCTGATCCCGAGCGTTCATATGTCAACGGCGATCCGTCGATTGCTCAACAAGGATCGATTCCACCGGCGGAAGCATTTGAATTTCCGCAACGAGAGATCGTGAGTGTTATTACTCGATCGTTCCAAACACCGAGCGATCAAGATTTAGAGCAGCTCACCCGCGGCGCGCGTGACGGCAAACTGAATTTTTGTGTTGACGGTGGTCCGCTGAATCAAATCCAGGTTACGCTCGCGCCACCATTCCGAGGATACGAGGCCGGCTTAGTGCTGCGCGTGCTTGTGGCGCATACAGTGACCGGACCAACAACAATCTCGATCAACAGAATGAATCCGACAGCGGTGCGGCGGCGGGACGGCGCCGAGATGCAACCGAACGATATCCTTGCCGGTCAAATTGCGACGTTGTTATGCGACGGCACGTTTTTCCAATTGCAGAATTTCGGTGAGGATGCGCAAGAGCCAGGCGGCCCGATCACGTTCAACGTTGACGTTCCGTATGTGCGCAATTCCTCGCCGATCGACGCCGGCAATCATTTCGATGGAATGTTTTCCCCGCCGCTCGACAATATCAACGAGGGCCGGACGGTCGAGGTGAAATCGGATCGCATTAATACAGGCCCGATGACATTTCGACCAAACGAATTTCCGACGCATCCGATATGCCGGCCGGATGGCTCGCCGCTCGAAGCAGGCGACATTCAAGACAACATGATTTGCTGGTTGATGTTTGACTCGGAACAATGGCAACTCTTGACGCAACGTCGTGCGCCGATCGTGAAACGTAGAATTGGGAAATCTCTGCAATTCGTTCATGGTCCCGGTTATGGCGGAGCAACATCATCAGCATTGTTCCGGGTGCCGAAAGAGACAAGCAACACTCAAACGTGGACCGTTAGTGTATTTGTTAGATATCCGACGGCGATAGAATTTGCGAACGTCACTAGTCAGTATGCCATTGGCACGCTTGATGATGGCACGTATGCCGCCGGCAGTTGCGAATTTTTTTCAGCCGCGGCCGGAACGGGTGGTGCTGCTACGGGATGGGCAACCGCAGGATCAGCGCAAGGAAACGTGACGCAACTTTATTGGGCCTTAGCGGAAGCGACCGTATCAGGAATCGGACCATACCAAGGCCCGGCGGGGACGTTTCAATATGGCGTGTCGGCGGCCGATACGAAATGGCATCATGTTTTGTTAGTTGCTGATGGAACAAATCTCACTATGAATCTTGATGGGCGACCGATCTCTCAAGGTAGCTATGGCGGGCGAACTGGTACGGTCAACGTTGCCGGCCGAGCTTGTGCGTTAGGCAAGATACCGGATTTTGGTGGTCTCGGTGGTTGGTATGGTACTCGTTGTCGAATGGCAGAATTTTATTTGGTTGATGGCCTTGCGTTAGATTGGACCGTGTTTGCTGAAAATGTCGGCGGCATTATTCTTCCAAAAGATTATACAGGGAATGTCGGACTTAACGGTTGCTATCTCAACTGGTCTGACGCCAGCGCGGTAACAACAACAACTTTGGGCCGTGACTACAGCGGCAACGGAAATAATTGGACTCCTATCAATTTCAATCTCGCGTCAGTGCTCTCGGATTATCCCGGCATCGAAAACTAAAAACGGAGTCAATCTCATGGCGCCCGTGATCACCAAAGATCGGCCTGATCCACGATTCTTTACAAATATAATTCAAGCGGATGACGGCAACTGGTCGAGTGAGCCTATGCCGCTTGATGATACGACAGTGACATTGCTGAACGGAGTGACCATGAGTTCACCGGGTTTACGGAGCATTGCGCAGGGATGGGTGAACAACTTCGCATCACAATTAATTCTCAACCTAGCACCGCTTTGGTATCAGAACAATTTGTTGTTTATTCTGCATAGCGAAACGTCTGGTGCCGAATTCGATGATGCAACTGCGGTTTTTGATTGGATTAACGATGTTCGCAATTATAGCAACATCGTGAGTGATCAAGTAAGCGTCATGACGTTCGATGAGCTGGTGGTGTTCGCCGTTCCATCGGCGAATTGGCCGGTTCCGCCCGACTCACTACAAGGGTTTGCAAGTTAATGGAGCACTTCATGGCAAGGCCAAGTGATCTTGCGATTCAACATCTTGAAACTGCGCTCGCGGAAATGCCCAAAGATGATCCCGGTCGGGCAGACGTTACAGAGGCTCTTAATGCATTGAAAGCTGCAATGCCTAGTCCGCGTCGAGCCGCAGCGGCCACAGGTGAAACAGGAAGTACAGAGCCACCGAAACATGGCTTCCGTCATAAGCGGCATCGTCCGCGAGGGTCGCGCATTCCATGAGAACAAGTAGCTCAATTTTGTTGATGCCAATCGCGATCCTCGGGATCGAGGTATCAAACAATTCCGATTGGCTCGATGGTTTAGAGTATTGGTCGAGCGAAGATGAAAACGCCGATCCGCTGGATTTGAGCGGCATCGATTTTGATCTCAACTTGCGCAGCTCCCCTCCGGTCGCGACTGTGATGCTGCGCGCCTCGACCTACAACGGTTTGATCAAGGTCTATGCCAACACGTGGCAACTCTTGGTGCCAGCAACAACAATGAAAACGGTGCTCACCGGCGACTATGTGTTTGACATGCTGGCGCGCGCGGATGGCTACACGCGCAACATCGTGCAAGCAACGGTGACAGTGATTCAAGGCGTGACGCGCACCGATCCGCCGGCGACGCGAACCACGGCAGTGAGCGCGATCAACGGAACGATCGCAACGGTGTCAACATGACGATTCATTCCGTTACTGTGATCGCCGGTCAGGCCGGCAACATTGGCCCTCCCGGCCCGGCCGGCGCATCGTATGACGGCACCAGTATCACGCCGGGAGTTATCAGTGTTGGTCCGCGCACTTTCATCACCAATCCGATCGATCTTGCGTATCAGGTCGGCACGCGCGTTCGCTTCACCTCGGAAGCCGATCCGCAAAATAATTGGATGGAAGGAGTCGTAACCGATTTTGCCGATGGCATCTTGCAAGCCAACATCGATTTGCTTTGTCCGACTCGTGATGCATTCTCGCATGAAGATTGGCGATTAAGCGTTACGGGCGAGCGCGGCGAGCAAGGCATCCCCGGCATTTCAGGCACGGCCGGCCGGCCCGGCAACATCATCTTTCACGGTGCCGCGACGCCGAGCATTGGCAATCCGCCGAGCGCGGTGCAAGGCGATTACTATTTGCAATTTTCAGGCACGGCCGGTGATCCCGCATATCTATGGGGACCATATGACGGCACGGCTTGGCCGGCCTCGGGTTTGTTGCTTGCGGTGGGGCCGCCCGGTCCGCAAGGCATTCAAGGCGATCCCGGTCCCGAGGGGCCAGAAGGGCAACGCGGCCCGATCGGCTTATCAGGAAACATCGGGGCGCCCGGTCCACCAGGGAACCAAGGGGCCAACGGTCCCGCCGGTCCCGGGTATGGCGGCTTTTCGATGTCGAGCGTGCCGGTGCAAGTCGGTCCGGTGACGCTCAATCTTTCGCAACTCGGTTTTGCTTATGTTGTTGGTTCGCGGGTTCGCTTAGTCTCGAATTCATCACCAACAAATTGGATGGAAGGCCGCATCACCGCATACAATCCGGCCGGGGTCGGCATGACCGTGATGGTCGAGTACATCAACGGCGCCGGCACCTTTGCCGATTGGAACGTCTCGCTTGCCGGCATCCGCGGGATCGATGGCTTGCCAGGTCCGGCCGGCGACGGTTCCGGCGATATGCTCCGGCAATTGAATTTGTCCGATCTATTGGACAAAGCGGCCGCCCGCAACAATTTGCAGCTCGCCGCGGTGGCGAGCACAGGCAGCTATAATGATCTTGTCGGCTATCCGCGGCCGGCCGCGCAGCGAAGCGTAAACACGGCGCCGATCGTGGTCACGACCGTCGATGAGGTGGTCAACATCAACATCGACACCGGCACGCCGACATGCATTCTTCCCGATGCCAATCAACGGCAAGGCCGCCCGGTGATCGTTAAGGATGCCGCTGGTCGAGCGGCGACTAACAACATCAACGTCTCGTTTTCAGGTGGGCAGCTTTGCGATGGCCTCGCCCTCGTGTCGATCCGAACAAATTTTGCCGCCGTGCGCTTTGTACCCTATAGCGACGGAGTGAACACCGGATGGTCAATTCACTAAAAGCGATCGCCCTCGCGCTCGTGTTGTTGTTGATCGCGATCGATCCAGGCCGCGCGCAATGCACCGGGCAACCGAATGCGAACACGGTTTGCGCCGGGCCGGCGACGGGGGGAGCTGGACTCCCCGGCTTTCGCGCGCTCACGCCGGCGGATGTGCCGGCCGCGGGCGGCGTGACGATCGAGGCCGGTGGCACGCCGATTACTGGCGGCGCATCCGGCAATATGTTCTACAACAATGGTGGCATCTTCACCGGCTTTGTAGTCGGTGGAGATTGCACATTTGCGGCGCCAAATTTCACGTGCACAAAAACCGGCGGCGTTACGTTTGCGGCCTCGGCGAAAACTGACACCACGAATGCAAGCAACATTGGATCGGGCACGCTCGCGAGCGCGCGACTTGCAACTGGCTTTGTCATTGCTGGTACTGGCTTGTCTGGTGGCAGTGTGGCGGGCGGCGGAACGATTGCGGCGGATTTTGCGACGGCCGCGCAATTCATGAGTGCGACCACAAACAAGGTGCTTGCGGCCGATAGAGTGTTTACGTCGGAACTAGCACTCACGTACAGCGCAACTCCAACAATAGACTTTAATGCTTTTATCAATGCTTCGATGACTCTTACAGGGAACATCACATCGATCACCGCGAGCAACATGAAAGCCGGCCAAGCCGGCATGTTGCGATTTATTCAAGATGGCACCGGCGGGCGCACCATCCCGCCGGCACTCAGCGGCAGCTTTCATTGTCCCGGCGGATGCAACTATGTGCTCTCGACGCCAGCGGCGAGCGTTGACGTGATCCCCTATGTGTGCGTGTCAACGGCCTATTGCATTGGCGGCCCGTTGATCAAGGACGTGAAATGAAAGCACGACTCATCCTTGCTGGCTTGTTGTTGTTGGTCACGTCTCTCGCATGCGCGCAGCTCCCCGGCACGTTCAATCCGGCCATGATGGGCCAGGCCGCACTCGCTTGCACAGCTAACACTGACAACGGCACCGACAACGACGTTGTTGCTCTTTGGCATTTGGATGATTTGAATGATTCAGGTTTCGACAAACGAAATCTCACATTGAACGGTGCTGCAAGTATTTCGACAGCACAATCAAAATTCGGCGGCAAGTCGCTGGCTGTTGGAACACAAGCAGACTTTGCGACCATTACCCAAAATCAAAATCTCATACCCGCTAACACAGATTTTACAATTGAAGGATGGGCGTACTTCGGTGGGACGGGACCACCAGCAGGCAATCTGTACTCATGGATAGGGGACAACAACACAACTTGGCTTGCTGGTGCGAATGGATCAGCACATTTCTATAACATCGCGGCGGGCGGCACCGTACAGAGTCCTTGGGCGAATTTTGTGCCTCAAGCACAACAGTGGATTCATTTTGCTTATGTACGTCAAGGCAACATTGGCTACATCTATATTAACGGTCAGATGTTGCCGGGAGCTAATACAGCAACGGGCCTCACTGTAATTGGCAACACGACAACAGCATTTTGGATTGGCAAGGGTCATACCTCCTATCAAATGCCAGCGGGTAGCTTTGTTGATGAGGTGCGCATCTCAAGCGTCGCGCGCTATCCTAACGGAACAAGTTTCACGCCGCCAACGCTGCCATTCTGTGATCCGAAACTGCCGGTCGAGACTTGCGTAGCAAACGATCAAGGCGGCGGCAGCGATACAAACGTCGTTAGTCTTTATCATTTTAATGGCACTGGCACGGACAGTAGCCTCTCGCAGAGAGATGGAACGCTTTCAGGTGCAGCAGCATCGTTTACAAGAGCAACAGCTAAATTTGGGACTCACTCGCTGGCAGTGACGGCCGCCGGTAGCACATTCAATTTTGCACCGGCACCAGCTTTCGGCACTACTGATGATTTCACCGTTGAATTTTGGGCGAACGTTGGCGCGTTCTCTGGTGCCAATCCGATGTTCTTTGGTTCGAGCACGCCGCAAGTCCAATTATATACAACCAGCACCACAACATTAGCGTTTTATTGGGGTGGATCACTCAGTTTCAGCGGACCAACACTTCCCGCCAACAACACTTGGAATCATTATGCGCTGGTCCGGCAAAACCAACAGTTGACGATGTATGTTAACGGGACTCAATTTGGTAACACACAAGCTAATTCTATCGATTTGTTTAATGGCACTTTTTGTTTTGGCACTGGCGGGACTTGTCCTAACTCCTCTTGGGCGCTCGCCGGTTTTTTGGATGAAGCGCGCATTTCTAATATGGCGCGCTACACCAGCAACTTCACTCCACAGACCGGGCCTTGGTGTGATCCGAAACCGCTACCGATTGCGGCATCTTATCGTTACTGGCGATGGAATTTCACAAATTGGGGCACGTCAATCTATATCGCAGAAGTGACATTAAACATTGCTGGCACCAATCAAATTCCACAGTTCACGAGTGCTAGTCCGGTCGGAAATGTTTCGGTTTCTGGTCCGGCTTGGCACCCAAGTTTTCCAGCGTGGTATGCGGTTGATAGAAATTCTGGCACTTGGGCCTATCAAGCGACAGCACCTAGTGCGGGACCGATTACAATCATGATTGATTTTGGGCCGGGCGTGACCGTGCGTCCTGACTCTTATTCGATTCAAGCATCAAGCGCGGCCAATGTGTCTCCGACAGCTTGGACTCTGCAAGCATCGGAAAACGGAAATTTTTGGGTAACAATAGACGCGCAAAACATCTCGAACGTGTGGCCAGCAGCCGAGATTAAAACCTTTCCTATCACATGGCCGCAATAGAGGATCAATCATGTTGATCGCTCGCGAAGATGAGCCGGATCGCTTTACGCTCGTGCGCCACGCCGAGAGTGTGCGCGATGCGCATGGTGTGCATCAGCGGTGGGAAATCACAAACACGTGGAGTGATCAGGAACTCGCCGAGGTAGGTCTCTTTCGTGTTCGAGAAATCCAGGGACCGAAGGGCCGCACCGTCATAGGCTTCCACATCGAGCGCATCGATGGCGTTGTGCAACAAGTGCTCGAGCTCGGAGATGTTGTTGATGATCTCATCAACTATGCGGCGCTCGTGCGCTGGCAAACCGAGACCGGCGGGATGATAACCTCGCACGGATTTGGCGTGCTCACCGATCGTGAGAGCCAAGGCATGATCAACGGCGCCTATGCGTTCCTGATGAACAATCCCGATCGCACTGTGCAATGGAAGAAATCAGCAACGGAGTTTGTTGAACTCCACAAGAATCAGATGGAAGCGCTGGCGATTGAAGTCGCCGAACACATCCAAAGATGTTTTGCTGCGGAACGCATAGTCATTGAAGAAATCATAGGCGGCAACATAACAACCGCAGAGCAAATAGACGATGAATTTAATGTGCTCCCACGCGCCGATCAACCAATTGAGGAACCGGAATGAGCCTCGTGATCAAACGACTCTACGTCAAACCTGGCCCGGCGAAATTCGGCGGATGCTGTAATTGCGGATCAGAGGAAAACGTGTGGACCGTCACCATGATCGCCCGGCGCGGTCCAACCAATCCGGGTTGGGGTTGTGCCGCTTGCGGCCTCGATCCGCAAGGCGCACTCGCGGCCTTGTGCGATCGCTGCGCATTTGATGAACCGCTCAAGGTGTGGGTTGGCGCGGCCATGTATGGCGAGCGCGCGCCCGTCAGCGACTTGTCACCGGATGAGTTTAATCACAAGCCGGATTGCCCTTATCGAGATTCACAAATGCTCGGCCGCTTTGGACCGTTCCCGGTGCTCACTGATCGAAGCAAGGGACTCCCATCGTAGATGAGACTGACACTGATCGCAATCGCTCTCTTCCTCTCGGCCCCAGCCGCGGGTCAGCAGAACTGCTCCGTGGATTACATGGGACAGCTCAACTGTGCAACGGCTCCTGCGGCGAGGCATCATCGAGCGACTAGCCACCGCGCTCAGGAGCGCGCTGCCATCAAGGCCCGCGCGGCCTCCTTCTGCCGCCACTACCCAGACGACAGCGCCTGTCGCAGGCGCTAAGATCATCCTGCTCCCGTACTGGAGGACCAAGATGAGGATCGCGATCAGCTCCGGCCACGGCCTCTACATCAGGGGAGCCAAGGGGTTCCTCGATGAAGTCGACGAGAACCGCAGGGTCACCGATCGCGTGGCCGCTCTCCTGCGGGGAGCCGGAGTTACGACTCACGTTTTTCACGACAATGCCAGCAGGACCCAGAGTGCCAACATCAGTGCGATCGTAACCTGGCACAATCGCCAGGCCAGGGATCGCGACGTCTCTGTCCACTTCAACGCGTTCAACGGCACGGCGCGAGGCACGGAGGTGCTGTGGGTCACCCAGAGCAAGCTCGCCTCTGACGTCTCCGCAGCCATAGCCAGGGCCGGAGGCTTCGTCAACCGAGGCGGCAAGAAGCGCACTGATCTAGGCTTCTTGAATCGCGTCGCCAAGCCAGCGATCCTCCTCGAGGTCTGCTTTGTTGACAACCGCGGTGACGCCGACCTCTACAAGAAGAACTTCGAGGCCATCTGCCGCACCATCGCAGAGACCATAGGCAACGTGAAGATAAGCACGCCGTCACCCCAGCCTCCTCCCGTCGAGCCTCCTCCTCCACCACCCACGCCGCCCCCGCAGGAGCCGACGGGCCAGAACGTGGTGGACATTGTGTTCAAGACCAAGGGCCACGCCGCGATCCTGGTCAACAACGACCTCATCTCGGGTGACCCCAGCCTGGGCAACGCGATCAAGCTCACGCTGGAGCACGAGGGAGACGTAATCGTAACGGTCGACGGGGAGGACTTTCAGATCGAGCCGGGGCAGCCTCCTCCCCCACCTCTGCCTCCCCCAACCAACCGACCGACCATTCGCAGCGGTTCTCGCGGCGTCCACGTCGTAACGGTGCAGGAGGCGCTCGGCGTCAAGCCGGTCGACGGCATCTTCGGGAGCATCACCGATGCTGCGGTCAAGAGCTTCCAGCGCCAACAGAGCCTCACGGCCGACGGGGTCGTCGGCCCGATCACCTGGGGAGCCCTCGAGCGAGTCTTCTCCCTCCCCCCTTATGAGCCTCCGTCGGCGCCGCTCACGCAGGCGGAGGTCTCAAGAATCGCGAGCATGGCTGGGGGCTCAGCAGTGGCGCGCTACAACTGGCTCAACCGGGGGCGAGCTCCTCCCGGCTTCATCAAGGGCGTGGCCGTCTCCTACGCTTGCGCAGTTCGCGGCTTTCACGCGCGACTGCCGGCCTTCGTAGACCTAGCGAAGGCCAAGACCGGCGACGGCGAGCGCGACGCGCTCACGTGGTACGACGCAATCTTTCGTGACAGAGGGATGCCCAACGACGTTCCTGGCCTCGACACGCTGAGGCACACCTACGTCTTCCTGATTGGACTGGGGATGAGGGAGAGCACGGGGAGGCACTGCGTGGGGAGGGACGTGAGTGCGAGCAACGTCACCGCGGAGACCGCAGAGGCGGGCGCGTGGCAGACCAGCTGGAACGCTCGCCACTGCTCGCCCGCGATCATGCGCGGGTTGTTCGATGAGTACGAGGCCGGCGCGGAGGGTTACAAGCACATCTTTGAGGAGGGGGTCACCTGCACGGCATCGATGTGGTCGAGCCACGGCAGCGGGGACGGCAGGAAGTTCCAGGACATGGCCAAGAACCTTCCTCGCTTTGCCTGCGAGGTGGCCGGCGTCTCCGTTCGCAATCTAAGGAAGCACTACGGCCCGATCAACAGGCGCGAGGCTGAAGTACGAGTAGAGGCAGACGAGATGCTCCTCCAGGTGCAGGAGCTTCTCGAGCCGGTGGCTTGAACCTACAGGGAGCCTCGCATGGCGCCTATCTCTGACGTGGCGGGAAAGACGGTTGATGCGCTAAAGGAGGGCAACCCTGCCACCTTCGCCATGATCGTTATGTGCTTCGGCCTCCTCGGCTTCGTCTGGTACCAGGGGTCGTCATTCGAGTCATCGAAGTCTCAACTCGTCAACCTGATCCTCGAGCACCAGCGGGAGACCTCGGCGATGCTTGGCCGCTGCGTGGAACCCGCCCAGGTTGAGCTCATCATCCGCCAGCTGGAGGTCAACAGGACCTCGTACAACGATGCGGTGGAGAAGAGTTACGCCCAGTCGCGCCAGAATGGGAGCGAGTTGGCTCAGATACTCGAGCTGCTCAAGAAGCCGATAGAGGAGCGACACTGATGGCAACGATCGGTCTGATACTCCTGTGCTTCGCGTTCGTGTTCGCCTGCATAGCCTCGCGCTTCTCATCCGTGGGAGGCTGGAACATGCTGGCGATCGCGATCGCGTTCTGGATTCTGGCGGAGATATTCGGTGGTGCGTTTCACGGCCTCGTCCACTACTAGCGAGGTGGCTCCGCTGCCGCCGGTCCCTCCCGCGCCGCCCCCAATCTGCCGGGGGTGCTGACTCGTAACAGTTTTCGTAACGGTTCGTCTAAGGCCACCTGTGACTGAGGCTCCCGCGAGGGGGCCTCTTCCTTTGTCCAAGGCTAGGAAGAAAGTCCTATCTACAGGCGCGTTTTGGCGAGGGGGTCTGAGGGAAGGTAGCTCTGGGGTTGGGGGAACGCATGGGCCGGCGTCTGCCGCGGCCTGGTAGGGGTCTAGGGGAGGGGGAGAAGGCTGGGAGGGGTCTTGGAGGGGTTGATGCTGGACTTCCTGGGCCCTAGAGAGGCCCATGGGTGCGATCAGGGGGAGGGGGGATGGGCGGAGGGTCAGGACCCCCTGGAGCCCTTGTGTGAAGGGCTCCAGGTTAGGGAAGGAGGAAGGTCGCTTCAGGACTTTGGGTCTCTAGGCTCACCATGGCTCGCTGCAGCTTCTTGGGTCGCTAGATGAAAGAGGCACGCTAGGTTCGCGTGGGTCTCTCTGCCGCCCGGGCACGCTAGTACGTCTCGGGTCGCTTCGAACTTGAGGCCGCTAGGAGGCACGGGGTCACTTACGTCGCAATGGCTCGCTAGATGTTGTCGGGTCACTTATAAAGAGTAGCTCGCTCGTCGGTTCGGGGTCGCTGCTTAGATATGGCACGCTGGCTTGCTCTGGGTCTCTCATAAATGCCGGCTCGCTCTGGGACGGCGTGGGTCGACTGTCTCGCCTGGCACGCTTGAGATCACTGGGTCACTACAAACCTGTGGCGCGCTGCAAGGGTTTGGGTCTCTCATTGCGATTGGCTCGCTGTACCTCTACGGGTCACTCCGGCAGATTGGCTCGCTCGCTTCTTGGGGGTCACTGCAGTTTGCGGGCGCGCTAAGAGCCTTGGGGTCACTGACGATTGATGGCTCGCTCTGCACCGTGGGTCGCCTTCGTGTGGTCGGCTCGCTCAGCCTTGGGTCTCTCTCGTACTCGGGCTCGCTATCGTCATCTGGGTCTCTTGAGATGGACGGCCCGCTGGGGGTTCTTGGGTCGCTCGTCAGCCGTGGCTCGCTCACGGGTCCAGGGTCTCTGAGGGCCCGAGGCTCGCTAGATGCGCATGGGTCTCTTTCTTCATCCGGGCTCGCTCTGACCGTCTGGGTCGCTCGCTAGGGCTGGCCCGCTTTCCTCGGGTGGGTCTCTCTATAAAGCGATGGCGCTAGCTGGTACGGGGTCGCTTGGAAACGTTGGCTCGCTGGTCTTCATTGGGTCACTCAAGTACACTGAGCGCGCTGCTCATCTTTGGGTCACTCATGAAAGCTGGCACGCGGTACGCTATTGGGTCACTCCGGTCGCTGGCGCGCTCAGCCCAACTGGGTCACTCTCCAACCTTGGCGCGCTACCCATTCATGGTTCTCTTCCGGGCGTGGGCTCGCTGGTCGCATTGGATCAGTTCAGGTCTTGGCTCGCTTCAGAACTCCTGGGTCGCTATGATACATTGACTCGCTGTAGAATTAGGGTCGCTCTGTTTGATGGCACGCTCCGAAATTCTGGTGCTCTCGGTACGACTGGCACGCTACCTTGGCCGGGGTCTCTTGGAGAGCGGTGGCTCGCTTTTCGATAATGGGTCGCTCGGTATATTTGGCTCGCTCGTCGCTTACGGGTCCTCTGCACTCTTCTGGCTCGCTCCGTGGTCTGGGTCGCTGACTTCATCTGGCTCGCTTGCCTACCTCGGTTCTCTATCGCCTATCTGGCGCGCTGAGCTTGGTTGGGTCTCTCAATATGGTTGGCTCGCTCTCGCGCCTCGGGTCTCTTGACAACGTTGGCTCGCTTCTCCGCGATGGGTCGCTTTGGCTTAGTGGCAGAGGAGGGCGGTGGCTGGGAATGAACCTAGCCACCCGAAAGAGCTGGCGGCGGACCTCCTGGCAGAACCCGCATGGTCTAGTCATACACGCACCGCCACATCTCGCGCTTCGCTTTGTAGTAGGTCTGCCTGCGCCCGCCGTGGCGAGCGCAGATGTCGTTGGGCTTGGGAGGAGGAGCCGGCTTCTCCTCAACCACCGGCGCCGCCTCGGGTGGAGGCTCAACGGCAGGCACCACCTCAGTCGGCTCCTCCACCGGCTGAGTCACCTCGACGATGGGTAGCCGGTCGCTCTTGGGGCCCGCCGCGGGCCACGCCGCCTCGATCATCCTCACCGGGGGCGGGCGGGGTCTCACCGGCACCAAAGCCATACAGAACGCAAACCAACCGGCGAGGGCCACGCTGGCCCAGGCTGCGATCGCTGCGCTGCGGTTCACCTGATCCTCCTCTCTGCGTACATATCCCAGAGCTCATCGATGACGCTCTCCGTGTGCTCCGAGAGAGACTCGAGCAGCTTGACGCTCTCTCGGTGGTTGTCGCCGAGCTTGAACAGGAGGATGGCCATGACCTTGGACAGCCTGGCGCAGGTCTCCTGGATCATGACCTCGTCCCTCGCCTCTACGACGGCCCTCGGGTTGATCAGGCGAGCGAACTCGCTGTCGCTGATGTCCCTCAGCCCAGGACGGTCATGTTCGGCCATTGCGATAGCACCTTGTCGTTGATGGCGTTGTAGGGTCTCCTAACGAGCCCTCCGGCGATCGCCCGCTCCGCGTCCGCGTGAGTGGGCAACCACAGGATGTCTCGCTTGAGCTCATCTCGCGTGGGCCTCAGGTCCACGGTCTCTCCCGTTTCATCGAAGGAGTATAGCACCGCCTTGCCGGCGTAGAGGCCGTAGTGAAAGCCAAAGAGCGGCAGGTGCGGCACCGGCTTGCCCGCGGGGTCCTCCCTCAGCAGACCGAACTCGTACACCACTATGCCGAGCCCGATCTTGTCTCCTCTCGCGTGAGCCGGGTAGACGACGCCAAAGTCGACGCCGTTGAGGCCGGCCACGCGCTTGGCCCCAGCCATGTCGAAGGCGGAGATGATTCGGACCTCCTTGGCCTGCGGATTTACGATTGCGTAGTTCATGCTGTCCTCTCTCTCGTAATAAAAGTGGGGACCGGGTCAGCTCGTAACCACGACAGGCTGCCCGGTCCCCTTCCTAGGCGATGCGAGCCCGCCGGCATAAGGGTACAAGCTCCGACGGGGGCGACTTATACGACCTAGAAAGTCAGTCTCGCGGGGTTGGTCGCTCCTCGTCTCGAAACGTCTCCCACTCGAAGGCCCAGTCCATGATGCCCGAGATGGTTGACTTGCCGTCCTGCTTCTTTCCGTCGATCGCCTTGCCCATCGCCTCTGCGTCCCTCCACGGGAGTTCTAGGATGAGCTTGGCGATCATCTGAAGCGGCGTCAGCTGCGGCTGCGTCACGGGGTTGATCCTGGCTGCCTCTCGCCTCACCGGCTGAGCATACCTTAAGGGGGAGGGCATGTCTGCGGGCGGGGGAGTCGGCGGCTCTGGCAGCGGCTCTCCGAGGGACCGCTCGAGGGTCGCTAGGTTAACGCGAGGCGGTAGGCGCCGCTCGCTGTCTTCATTCGTCATGATCGCTCTTCTCCTCTGTTATGACGACGAGGTCTCTCACGGGAACGCGGGAGACCCAACCGGAGGTCTCCCACTTCACCCAGGCCATCTTGCCTCGGGCGAACTTGGTGACCCGGCCGCAGTGGCGCGGGTCGATCCTATTGGCCACGCGGCTACCGCGGACCAGCTGTCTTGACGGCGATGTACTCATAGCACTCCTCCGCCACCTTCCTCTGCACCAGTATAACGAGTTCGGCGCGGGCCCACCTCCTGGCCATCTTGGCCGTGTCGTGGAGGAGCAGGCCGCCCGCCGGCACCCTGCCATCCTTGGTCAGGTTTCCAAGCGCGTACACCCTGCGCTCCCCCGGCTTGGCTGCTTTGGCCCACTGCTCGAGCGCCGGGGCGGGCATGAAGATGGTCTCGCCCGCCCTCAGATCAAGGCCGTCGCTCACCTCTTGAGCCCTCCCTTCTTCAGGCGGACCCGAAAGCGGTTGTGCTTGCGAGCGGCCCGCCACTTCTCCGCCTCCTCTCGAAACAGCTCGTTCTTCTCCAGGTCGTAGGCGGAGACCATGAGCTCGCAGTCGTAATCGTTCCAGACGAACTTGGTGTGGCCGCGGAGGTGGTCCCTCACGTAGGCGGTGCCCGCCTCATCGGTATCGCGGTAGTGCTTCTCGACCCAGTGGCGCAGAGCCAGCCGGCGGTCCGTCTCCCTGTCCCGCTCGCGGTCCCGGAACAGCTTTAGGGCGCTGGTGGGGTTGGTCGGCAGGATGATCCTGGGCCCACCCTCCTCCGCCCCAAAGGCAACGTGCCACTGGTAGCGTGCCTCCAGCTGCTCCGCCATGGCCGTAACGATGACCTTGTTGAAGAAGTCCGCCGACCGGTTGGAGCGGGTGGCCCGGTAGGCTCCCTTCATAACGGAGACCTCCCGCTCTCTGGAGAGGCCGGTGTCTAGGGGAGACCACCGGTTGCCGATGAGCCCGTAGAGGTGGTCGTACACCTTGAACATGCCGTTGTCGCCGAAGCGAGAATCGATGATTTGCACCATCTTGGGCGCAGCCATCCTGATCCGGCCGCGGAAGTCCTCGGCCTTAACACTGTGGACCCACTGCATGGCCACGTGGGGCACCTCGTCGTCCTCGCGGTCGTAGTAGCCGGCAAAGCCGAAGTCGATCGGCCACAGCGCCTCGGCCAGCTCCTTGGCGTTGGCGTTGTCGATGCCGGAGTACTTGTCGCCGCCGCGCATGCTGTTCTTCAGCTCCTCGTTGAAGAGCATGAAGTCGTTCCCAAGCAGCTGCTCGAGGAGGTCCACCTGGGCGTGCTTCCAACCGGTGTCTGGGAGGCCAGCCTTGGAGAGCTCGGAGAACCGCTGCAGGATGGTGTCGGTCTCCTCCGCGACAGACTTCCTCAGCTTGGCCATCTCGTAGGGCCCGCGGCTTCCCTTACCGTGCCACGGCATGGTGCGCTTGGGTCTCGGCGGCATCGGCTCGTCGGGGGAGCCATCTGGCTCGAGCGGCTGCGGCGCCGGCGCCGGCTCTGGGAAGTCTACGACCTCTGCCTCCACCGGCTTGAGCAGCTCCAGCACCACCTCGGGCAGAGGCTTTGGCGGGGGCTCTGGTGGCAGGATCGTAACGGCCTCGCGCTGGCGCCACGGCACCAGCCTTCGCAGTAGTCGCAGTATCTCATTCCACATTGTCCTCGTCCTTCTGTGTTAGATCAACCACTCTCGGTAGTCGTCCCCGGTGATGGTGGCTGCGAGGTTGATCTTCTGTCGCAGCGCCCGGATGATCTTCTCGTCCACGGTGCCCTTGACGACGAGGTCAACGTACAGCGTGGTCGCCTCCTTGTGCATGTCCTTAGCCCGCTCCTCCGACTGGTCGCGGTGCTCCAGGTTGTCGGTGTTGGAGTAGTAGACGACCAGGTTGGCCACGTCCCACTTCCTCCCGCGGCCTCCAGAGCCAGGGGTCGCCACCATGAACCGGCACTTGTCCTCCTGGGTGAAGCGCCGGTCCTCCTCCTCTCTCACGTTCGCGTTCCTGCCCCAGAACCGAGCTACCGCCTCTGCCCCGTACTCCTTCTCCAGGGCGGCTGCGATCTTCCTGACGGAGTAGTCGTAGGAGCACCAGATGACGGCCTTGCCGTCGTACTCCGCGAGCAGGTCCAAGAGCGCCTGGGTGCGGTTCTCATCGATCTCCCTGTGAACCCCGTTTTGATCTACGACGTAACCCATGAGCAGCTGGTGCAGCCGCAGCATGCGAACCACCACCATCGCGCCCGATACGAATGTCCCGGGCACCTCCAGCTCGGCGATCGCCTCCTCCCTCAGCTTGACGTAAATGCGGCGCTGCTCCGGGGTCATCTCCACCTCCCACTGCTCGTACTTGACCGGGAGCTCGACGATGTCGTCGAGCTTGATCCGGTAGGAGTGGGGAGCGATCAGCTCGGCTATCTCGTCCACGTACTGAAAGCCGACGACGATGTCCACGTAGCCCAGTCTGGTGTTGGGTACGGGTATCCTCCTGGTGATGGCGTAGCGAGCCTTGAACTCGTAGTAGTTGGTGCAGCGCAGAATGCGGCTGTCGAGGAAGTAGAACTGGCAGAACAGGTCCAGCGGGTCTCGCGGTGCGGGGAGCCCAGAGAGGATGCGCCGATATGAGCTCAGCGGCTTGACCCGGCGGAGCATGAACTTGGTCCGCGCGATGTTGTGGGTCTTGATGATGGTACTCTCGTCCACCACCACTTCGGCGTGGCGTTGGCCTACGAAGTTCACGGTCAGGTCCCTGGCCCGTTCCGTTACGAGGCTCTCGATGTTCTGGATGAGGATGCGCGGCACCTTGGGATCGGCGCTCCGCATGAACTCCCTCAGCGCGAAGTCGTGGTCCACTCCGCCCTTGGTCTCCCACACGTGGACCCTGGCTCGGGTCAGGAGGTCCTCAGACGCGTGCTCTCTAATCTGCTGGAGCCACACCCGATAGCTCCCCTTGGGAGCCATCACGTGGAGGTCCTTCGCCTCTCCGGCCAGCTCCATCTCCCCGAAGTCGTCTAGCGCGGTCTTGGTCTTCCCGGTGCGCATGGCCATGAGCAGGGCAAAGACCCTGCGGCCGCGCATGCGGTCCTTCCCAATCGTCTGGTGCGGCTTGTCAGCAAGCCGCGGCTCGTACCTTGCCATGTCTCTTCTCCACCCATATCTCCTGCGGGCGCGGACCCTTGCGGCCCGACTTCCTCACGCGGAAGGTCTCTCGGTTGTGGTCTGCCTTGCGGATGAGACTGTTCAGGGTCCCGGTGGTGATGGTGGCCGCGTTGAACGGGAGGCTCTCGCCGCGGTAGCGCCTGGCGATCAGCTCCTTCGTGGTTATCCGCTTGCCGTCCAGCGGGATCAGGTTGAGCAGCTTCTGCTCCGAGGGGGAGTACTTGAGCCGCTCCTTTATCGTCTTCTTCATTCTCGCGTCTCCGTTGAGTGGCCTGGAAACAAAAAATGGGGAGGAGCGCGTGGCCCCTCCCCCAGTGTCACAGGATTACTTCGCTACGAGAGCGACCGTGGCCTCGTCGCCGCGGCCCTCTCGCACGATCTTCCAGCCCTTCGCGCCCGGCTTCTTAGCAACCGCGATCTCCAGGCCGACGACCACGCCGCCCATCAGGGCCACGCGGTTCTCCTCGTCCTTGCTGCCGTAGACCGCCTTGAGCAGGTCGGACACCGGCACCGGCTTGTTCTTGTGCTCGTAGAGCGCCAGCAGCAGGGCCTCCTTGTGGGTGCCCTTGCGGGTCTCGAAGTCTCCCACGATGCCGTCTCGGACGACCTTCTCGGTCTTGCCCGTGACGCGCTTGCGGGAGTTGCCGCTGGCGGCCTTCTTGGCTTTCTTGGCGGCTTTAGTCTTTCGTACAGTGCTCATGTCATTGTCCTCTTCGTTTGCTGTGGTTACGGGTTGAACCTCCGGACCGGGCTGACGGTCTGCGGCAGCCTGGCCCTCCTTCCATGCTTGGATGGAACTCTCGAGAGCGGCAACGCGCCGCTCCCCAGTAGCGTTGTCGCGAAAGTGTGAGGAGACCGGCTTGACGCCGGTCATCCCCAGGGCCTTCGCCTCTTCCACGAGCCGGTTGAACTTGGATACGTAGTTCACCTTCTCGACGACTTCGTTCATAGTCCACCTCGTATCAATGTTGGAGTTAAGCCTTGACGAAGGAGGCCCACTCGGGTTGCGAAAGTTCTACGACCTTGCCGCCCATGTACTCTAGCTCGGTGGCACGATCGTAGTCGTCACGGTCCTGCGCCGCGCGGGTGAGGGCGCTGTGTAGACCGTATTGGGAGAGCTGGCCGCCCTCGATGAGATACTTGAGGACGTCGCCTCGCTCATCGTCGGTGAGGGCCAGCTTCTGGGCGGTGACCTCGAGGACCTTCTCGACCTTGCCGGGCATCTTGTTGCCGGCCGCCGCCTCCATCTTCTCGATCCGCTTCTCCACCACTTTTTGGTCGAAGGCGCTTGCGAGGATGTCCTTGACTTGCAGCCAGAGAGCCTCGTTAGTCTTGGCCTTGGTCTGCTCGGACATTATCTCCTCCAGGTCCTCGACCTCCTCCAGCAAGCGGTGCCGCGCACCCACGTGGGTCCGCTTCATGCCGCTGTTGGCGAACAGGGCCATGTTGGTGCAGCCCCTCGTGTAGACCCCGCTCTCTATGACGAGGCGGCCGTAGCCGACCTCAGAGTTGGCACAGATGATCGCCGGGGCGCAGGTGTCGAAGATGCGGTGAGAGCCGTCGCCCATCTTGTAGCCGACGGGGACGTCCTTGAAGAGTTGCTCGTCGACGGCCTTGATGTAGAGCCGCTTCTCGGTGATTTCGCAACTCATGATCTCTAGCTTGCGCTTCTTGAGCACCGGGAGGATGGCATTCGCGAAGTCGTAATTGTCGAGGGCATTGAACTTGTCCGAGAGCCAGGCTCGGCCTCGGCCATCGAGGGTTCGCAGCATCCGCACTGCCGGATACTTGGAGAACCAAGTCTCGATGTTGTTGACGAGAAGCTCGGGGGCCTCCTCCCGCATTTTCTTGTAATAATTGAGCGGGATTTTGGTGTGGCCCGCCATCTGATCATGGCACAGGTCGTTCATCTCGAACTCGCCCTTGCCCTTGAGGCGAAGGGCAACCTGGCCGCCCTTGCCAACCACGGGAGCGATCGCCTCCGTGGATGCGACGAAGTCTCGCTTCGTCTTCGCCTGGCGAGCTACCTCTTGCGCTAGCTCCACGAGGCTCTTTCCTGTCTTCATCGTTGTCTCCTTAAATGAAGAACGGTTGACCCGCCGGACCTGGCGGGGGAGTGCGGGTGCGCTCCTGACCACGCTCCGTTACGAGCGTGGGGTAGGAAGGCATACGCTAAACATGGCTGGGTCGCTTTACCATTGAGGCTCGCTTACTGGCGTCGGGTCTCTAGTGCGTCGCGGCTTATTCTATCTTTCATTCTCTCTTTCTGTCTAGTCCCTCCCTGAGGCATGAACTCCCAGAGGGGTACCAGCCTGACGGGCAACCTCCTGCGGGCCGGGGGATGGCCGGCCTGGCTCCCCCTGCGGGCACGCAGGAGGAGCCGGAGGGATAGTAACCGCTGGGGCATCCCCCAGGGGGATTGGGGAAGGGCAGGGGCTCGCTCCTGGCTAGGCTCCCGAGGAGAAGCACTGCGATGGCGATCGCCAGCGCTAGGATGAGGAGGATGTAGGCTCTCGAGCTCACGTTCATCTCCCTTTCCGTCTGAGGGCGCGGAGGTCGATGGTGGTCTCTCCGCAGGTGAGGAGAACGGCGGCCACGGTGGCAAACTGAGGTCGCCGGGTCTTTCCGTTGAACCACCCGTACAGCGTTGTGGGGCTGACCCCGCTCTCCGTGGCGATCCTCGAGGGACCCCCGTTGGAGAACACGCGGGTGCGGGCGTAGTCAACGATCGGGTCCTTGTCGATGAAGTTGTACGACGCGTACACCCGCAGCGTGCGGCTAGGCTTTGCCATACGTGCCGTCCGCGTGCTTCTTCACCAACCCTCTCCTCACGAGGGAGTAGAGGGAGGAGTTGACCGACTTGGGGTGGAGTTTTCGCTTTACACCCTCGGCCAAGACCTCGCTGTGGCGGTAGCGCCGACCGCTGGCCCTCATGAAGGCGAGGACCTTCTCACCGGCAGTGCCCTTGCCGGGCATCTTGCCGTTGCTCTTATGTCGCTCTGGCTCGGCTGGTTCCAGCTTGTCATAGCCGATCATCTGTGCCCAATCCGGGAGCTGCTCCAGGAGCAGCCCCAGCTTGACCACTGGTAGTCTCACTCTGATGTCGATGTATCTCATCTCGCTTGTCCTCTTCGTAATAATTAGGTGGGAGGCGGCAGCATTCCCGGTGGATGGGGAATGGGGCCTGCCGCCTCCCTCGCGGATGCTGCGAGCCCTCCTCCCTAAAAGGGTAAAGAGAAGAGGGGGCGACTTACGCTCCGCGAACTGCCGTGCCCGTAGCCGCTGATTGAAATTGGGTCGCTCGACTACTGTGGCACGCTTTTGCCGATTGGGTCACTGCGCAAGAATGGCACGCTCTCCACTAGTGGGTCTCTTATCAGCGTCGGCACGCTTCGCTGCGATGGGTCACTGATCGCAGATGGCTCGCTCTCCTTCCTTGGGTCTCTCATGGCCATAGGCTCGCTGAGGTCTTTCGGGTCTCTTTGCTTCCATGGCTCGCTCGTCATCATGGGGTCTCTGATGCAAGCCGGCTCGCTGGTGATCACTGGGTCTCTTGTCAACACGGGCACGCTCTCATCATCGGGGTCGCTGTGAGGAGTAGGCTCGCTGGACCTCGCTGGGTATCTTTCGAGCTGGGGCTCGCTGAACTTCTCGGGGTCTCTAATCTTGCCAGGCTCGCTGCCATTCTCTGGTGCGCTGTCGTACTTTGGCGCTCGCTAAAGGGCGCTGGGTCTCTTTGGGCAATGGGCTCGCTTTGCGTTTCCGGTCCTCTATTTGCCGTAGGCTCGCTCGACCAAGCGGGGTCTCTGATCTTGCCGGGCGCGCTCTTGAGTTCTGGGTATCTAATTGAAGGTGGCAGGCCGGCCCGTAGGCCGGTCCGCTTTGCTACGTCGGGTCACTAATCAGACGTGGCCCGCTTTACGTAGGTGGGTCTCTCTTCAAAGCGGTGGCACGCTCAGCTACGTTGGGTCACTCTTCGACATGGGCGCGCTGTCATCGCTGGGGTCTACTCTGCGGTGCTGGCTACTCCGCCGCCTCCCTGCGCCTGTGGGGAGGCATGCCGAGCTTACCGACGGCGTAGGTCTCCGGGGTGGAGAGACCCTCTGACCGCCGCCACATCTCCCAGAACTCCGCTAAGAACATCTTGAGCATGTACCTAACGGATGCGAGGTGGATGCGCCGCGGCGTCCAGACGTTGCGAGCCTCCTCCGGCTTGCTCTTGTGGAGAGCCTTGTACTGCTCCGACGTCACCTTCAGCTTCGCAGGATCGGTTTGGAGGCGGTTCTTGTAGCCGTCGTAGACCTCCCGCCAAGGGCAGTCCTTCACCCTCATAAACGAGGCCCCCAGCGCACCCATGAGGCGAGCCTTCAGCCACGGGTTATAAGTGACGCTCCGCTTAGTCTTGGTGGAGCCATCCTTGGCGGTGTACTCCCTGTCGATCAAGTGCTCCTCCCGGCGGCTGCGCCCGCGGCCGTCCTTGGCCACGTCCAGGCCAGCGTAGGCCCAGAATGAGCTCGGGTACGGCGCCGCATGCGGATCAAAATAGGAGATCAGCACCGCGGCCATGGCGGGCCCCACTCCAGGCATCTCGCTGAGATACGAGTTGTAGATCGGGATCATCTCTAGCGATGTCTCGAGCTGCCTGAACTGAGCCTTCTCCTGCTTGACGAGGGCCATATACTGGTCCACGAGCTGGAGCTCGGTGAAGGTGCTGATGAGCTCATCGCCCTCGAACCCCTCCTTGCGCGGGAGCGTTCTGTTACGAGCCACCCCCTCCGTCAGCTTGCCGTACGACTCCTTCAGCTGGTCGATGATCTTAACGGCGTCCTCATCGTCCTCCTCTGTGGGATCGGAGGTGAGGCCGAGCTTGGCTCGGAAGTTGGCGCAGAGCCGCAGCCCCGCTTGGATGCGAAGCATCTGAAGGTCGTACGCGCCCTTCGTCATGCTCCTAACGATAGAGAGATTATCGGTCACGGCAGTTCTCCTTTCGGTTTGCAACGAACCACTCCACCTCCCCGACGGGGTTGGCGTAGCGGCGGACTTCTCTCTCGACGCGGCCGGTGTCGACCGCCTCGTCTATCTCCACGCGGGTGTGACCGCAGAGGAGTAGGGCGTGAAGGGTGGCCCCGGAGGGGCACCCCAGCAATCTCTGGTACAAGTTCATTATGGTCTCCTTGGTTTATGCGGGGATGTCCTCCGCCTCGATGGACTTCTCGATGTGGGCCTGCATCCACTGGCCCATGTCCCTGCGCTGCATGTCGGAGAGCTTGTCCCCGCAGCAGAGCTTGGCGGCGATCTTCCACAGCCCGTTGAGGCTGGCGCCGTCGACGTAGTACATGCGCCCAGGCTTGTACCTCTCGTCTCTCATTTTCACTTCTCCTCTGTTCCGTCTGGGTTGGTTAGTACGATGACCATGGAGGTCCAGGTGGGCCACCGATCGGTGGCCCTGGCTATGACATCCTTGATCTCCTCGGTCCGCTCGATCCAGTCGTGAAGGTCCACCTCCCTACCGTTAGATAGGTTGACGGTGAGGTCAACGCTGGCTCCTCTCCTCATGCCGCCCTCTTGCGATTGTACTTGCGATCGCGCGGGTAGACCTTGGGCGAGTAGTTGTACTTGATCTCGTCGTCGTTAAGCACGGCGCAGTACCATGCCGGTGCGCTCTGCGCAGTGCCCTCCTTCCGCAGGATCACGTGAGGGTTCTCGTCGAGCATCCTCTTCACCTTCCGTCTCGCCGAGGCTCCGTAATTATCGATGACGCCGATCAACCGCGCGCAGCGCAGAACGGTGTTCCACCGATCCTCGCGCGTGCGGCCGTAAAGTCTAGTCGTCTGCATGTCAGTTCTCCTCTCTTCTGTTACGAGTGTGGTGCGGCTGCACCTGAAGGCGGCCCGCAGGCCGCCCGGTAGGTTCAGTCGTTGGGGATGACCTTCCGCTGCTTGCTCTCCTCCACCCGCAGGCGGAAGGAGTTGAGGCGAGCAGGGATTACGACCATGTCGTTGCACGAGTCGCAGCACCGGCCGGAGTTCACCGGCTCGGCGTTGTTCCCGTACTCCGAGAACGGCAGCTGGCAGATGGAGCAGGTCTTCATGGCAGTCTCCTTAGTCCTCGAGGGGGGTTCTCTCCACGGCAAACACCATTTGACCGCCGAGAGCTTCGGTGAGCATGGCGAGGTTCTTGGGGCGGCGCCCCTCCTCCTCCCACACTACGGCGAACTCATCTACGGCACCTCGCACGGCCTTGGCCTTTGTGCGATACGCGCCATAAACGTAAGTCTCGTCCGTATCGAAGTCGTGACCTACGACGACGTAGACGTACTTGACTTTGGTCTTCATGCTTGATCTCCTTGGCTTGAGTTACGAGTGTGGCGCAGAACTGCACCTGAAGGCGCCCCTCCTCTAGAGGAGAGGCGCCCGGTAGGTGGAGTGCGGCGGCTAGTGCCCTTGGCCGGTAATGCTTCACCGGGTCATCCCCGATGGGGAGGGACCGGAGGCGCACCTTTCTGTGATAGCCCGACCCCGCCGCTGACCGAGCGGAGATTATCCCTCCCCTTATCGGTCACCGGCGATGTAGCGATCGAACTCTGCCTGCGACCCCTCCTGCTTGTGGGCAGGGAGGTCGGCGAGCAGGTTCTTGCACCGGGGGCAAGTCACCTTCTCACGATCGCTCGTGGTGTAAGCTTTCGATGGCCGAGCGAGCCAGCCGCTGCGAGGCTTGGAGCACAGCGGACGGCTGCCGTAGTGCCCGCTCTTGGAGTAGTGGCGCGGGCGAGGCTTGCTGTCTTGGACCTCGTGCCTCCTCAGGGTCTCCTTCTCCGTCGGGGAGATGGGTTGACCCACTGGCCGGAAGCGGGCTCCGCTGATGTGGCCCCGCCCAAAGTTGTGGTGGGTCAGAGCCGGATTGCGAAGGAGCCAGTCTCGGACTCGGTTATAGAGGCCGGGGGCTCGCAGAGGTCGCCACGGTCGGCCGCAGGCGCGGCCTGTGCTCCCCCGCTTCTTCCCGTCCAGGTCTTCAATTACGAAGTGGCGAACCTGGGCGTCTACATCGGCGGCCGTGAGGTAGAAGGTCTCCGCGATCCGCCAGGTGTCGCCCTTCCTCTCTTGCGCCTTGCGACGCTTAAGGTTATCTGACCACAGGAAGTTCCAAGCCTCCTGGATTAGGGCGTCAGTGAGTTGTACGGACTTTTTCATTTTGGGTCTCCTTGGTTGAGTTACGAGTTAAAGTCGGAGGCGTTGATCTCCTTCTGGAACTTGAGGGCCTCTACGAGGCCGTCGCCGATGGCGGCGAGCTTAAGCTGATAGCCTGGGCGGCCCAGTTTGATGTCGTACTTCTCTACGATGCGATCGATCTCTCGATACATGTAGTCTGGGCTAGGACCGCCGGACATCACCTCGAAGGTCTCCTCCGAGATGGCTAGGAACTTGGATGCCATTTTCAGTCTCCTGTGTTTTGGGTCACTTGGTGCGGCTGCACCTGAAAGCGCCTCCCGTAGGAGGCGCTCGGTAGGTTCAGCCAAACATTCCTGGGAACTGGACGTCTTCGGCCATAGACTTCTCATTGTCTATCTCATCCCGAAGGGTCTCTGCGTCGTCCTTCAGCTCCTGCGACTTCTCCTCATCGTCCACGATCTCATCGAGAGCCTGGATGACTGCGTCGAGGATGGCCACGATGTCGTCCCTGCGGACTGGCCGCGAGGGGGATCGCTTGCGCTCCCAGCGGGGTATCTCTACCTCGATGGCCGCGAGGCTGTCCGGTACGGACGGCTCGCTGAGCTGCTCCAGGTTGTCGGCGGCCTCCTCTCTGGCTTGACCGACCGCACTGCCCTGGAGGTTCTCAGGGGTGTTGTCGAAGGCTTCTCTCATCTCATCTCCGAGCATGGAGAGGTCTCCGAAGGCTTCGCTGACCGCGTCCGCGATCGTAATCTTAGACAGGGTCATAACGTTAGCAGGCTTCCTCATGTTGGTCTCCTTGGTTTGAGGATTTGGTGCGGCTGCACCTGAAAGCGCCTCCCGTAGGAGGCGCTCGGTAGGTTCAGCCGTGGACGTGGTTGATGCACTCCGGGCCGAAGCCCGAAGCGATGCTCTCCGGAACGGTGAGCTTGCGGCCGCAGCGACCGCAGCGGCCCTCGTGCCAGACCTCTAACTGGGGAGGAAGCACGTTGTTGGAGAGTTGGCGCCAGACCCAGTCGAAAGCCTTGGCTCCCGGCGCGTCCTTTCCGATCTTGGACTTCTTACCGTGCCAGTAGACCATCTGGGTGGACCAGAAGTGGCCGAGGTACTGGAAGTCGCTCTCGTTATCCGAGCCGGTCATGAGGCTGACGAAGGAGATGAGCCCACGCGGCCCGATCTGCCCGTCCTCCTCCCGCTTCTGGCGGATGCGGTAGGTGAACCGCGTCCCCGTGGCCTTGGACTTCAGGGTCACGGTGGCGTTGCCGGCCGTCATGTACTTGAAGGCGGTCTGGGCGGTGGTGAACCTCCCAGTGAAGTCCTCCTGCGGCTCTGCCTGCGGCTCCGCAGTCTCCCACGGCTCGTCAGAGCTGGGGGCAGCGGGAGCAGGCTGGGCTGCGGGGAGCTCGTACTTCCCTTGGCCCAGCGGGGTCACGCCGTTGCGAACGCGGCGCTTCTTCTGGGGGACCTCCTTGGCGGCGGCAACGAGCGGGTCGCTGTCGAGGTCATTAAACATCTCATGCGAGTTCTTCATTTTGGGTCTCCTTGGTTTGAGTTACGTTTGGTGCGGCTGCACCTGAAGGCGCTCCCGTTAAGGAAGCGCCCGGTAGGTTCAGCGGCCAGCGAAGTCCGCGGTGGCCTCACCGATCTCAGCGAAGTAGTGGCCGAGGAAGGTGTGGTCGCAGGGGTCTAAGCGCCACGTAACGTAGGGAGTGTAGGAGTTGTGCTCCCAGTGGGCGAGGACCACGCGCTTGTCCCCAGCCCCTTTGAAGGCCAGGACGGTGGCGCCGTTCTTCAGTTTGCTTCCGGGTTTCATTTCAGTCTCCTTGGTTTGAGTTACGAGCGGTGCGGCTGCACCTGAAGGCGGCTCCTCCTTAGAAGCCGCCCGGTAGGTTCAGCCTAGAAGTTGGCCTGGCCGAAGATCATGTCGAAGCCGCCAGAGGGGCGAACTCCCAACTTCTCCTCGCCGGGAATGAAAGCGCAGCGATAAGTGATCGAGCCCTTCACAAATCCGTTCAGGCCAACCGTACGGTACGTTACGATCGTGCCGACGGTAACGTCCTCGACCTTACCGATGATGACGTCGTAGCTGTCAACATCGTAGGTGCGGCGGATGTATTTCAGGATTTCCGAGTGGGTCATTTTAGTCTCCTTAGTTTGAGGGTTGGTGCGGCTGCACCTAAAGGCGGCTCCTCCTTAGAAGCCGCCCGGTAGGTTCAGCCTGAGGGATTAGAAGTCAGCGGTCCACTTCCCATCCTCGAAAGTCACGTAGACGTAGCCGCTGTCGAGGCCAGGCCCGTCTTCGCTGGGGTAGAAGACCTCGAAGACCACGGAGCCCTTCTCCGTGCAGCCCTTGTAGACTGCACTCTTGACCTCTGCGAACTCCGTCGTATAGCCTCCGTTATTGAGAGCTTCAACTACGAAGGCTTTGGGGTCATCAGCGTATCCCATCTTGAACAT